AAGTATAGTAAATAATTGTGAGGGAGGGAGTATTATTAGCAACCCCCGCCATTAAGATAACGAATTGAACTCCCCCGTCAAGGAGATGAAGGAAAGCATGTTTCTCTCAATCAAGAAAAAACAAGAACAATTCATCAAGAAAAAAACAAGACTTGGCAGGAGAAGTACTTCTGCTGTTGGTCGTGTACCAACTGATTATAATTATTTAAATTTTTATGATTATGTTACAGATTAAAGCAGTTATCAATCGTGTTGAGTTGTCTAATGTTGATGGTGTTGTGAATATCAAGATATTTACAAATGCTATGTTTGATGGTTTCAAACGTAATGTTGATACCACAACTGGTGCAATCACATTTGAGAAAGCTAAGGTGAACTTCATCAAGCTTACCTTGAAGCAGTTTGTTCACTTCGTGAACGAGGTAGCTCCTTTGCATTCTTACTTCATTTCGGGCATCAACCCTTATGAAATGAGCCAAGAAGTAGCAAGAGATTTGTTGCTCGGTAGTGTGATTACATTCACTAGTGAATTACAAGCTGCTGGCACAGAATACCAGCTTGCTGATGGTTCTAAAGCAGTGACTAAAGGAGAACGATATGATAATCAAATCAAAGCTATTGAGCCTTGTGAGTTGAATCAAGCTCTCATCTTCGATGCTCCAAAGACTCCTACAATGGTTCTTGCAGCAGTTAATGCAAGCAAGACTGTTGCTGCTGAAGTTACTGAAGTTGTTGTTGAGAACAAGTAGTATTAACTTGGAGTAGAGTTTAGTGCTCTACTCCTTGTTAGTTTTTGTTCTTACTCGTGCAACTCATCAAGAAAGAAATGAGAGTACTCATCAAGAAAAGAACAAGACTTGGTCATCAAGAAAAAAACAAGACCTGATGGTGAAAAGTTAGTGAAGTTCCTTATAAGACTTTTAAGACTTTTCTTATTATTAATTTAATTATAGGAGAACTATATTATGAATAGTAAAATTGAGATTCTTAAAGCTGTGGTTAATAAACCAATTAAAGTTGAGATTAAAGATAATCTTAGCCTTGTTAGTAAATACTATATTTATTCTGTTGATACAGATTCTTGTGTAGTTACTAAAGATTATGTTAGTGAGTATATAAAACCTGCTAATAGAGATAGTAGTTTTAAAACTATTAAATATGATAATATTAATGGAATTAGAATTACAGCTTAATGATATTGATTATGAGGATATTTATGATAATATTAATGATTATGAATATCCTTATAATCATATTAATCGTAGAGATTTGTAGGTGTAACATTAAGAATTACACGCGCACGCACGTACACGCATACGCACGCACGCATATTTATATATAAATAAATATATAATATAATAACGCAGTTATTATATATTTATTATATATATAAATTAAGCCGAAAGTTGAGTGAAACGATACTTGAGCCATTGTTGTACCAATAAGAGTTAATAATTAAACAAATAAAGATATGAATAAACGATTAATTCAAGAAATAATTAACGCAGGTAATAAAGCTATGGATATTGTACATGTAAAGTACACTGTTGATACCAAAGATAATCGTTATTATAGTTATGATGGACTTTATTATGACGATAATCATGTAGAGTTTGCTGATGATTATGATGATGAGATAAATTTATCTTATGAAGATATTATTGGTATTAGAGTAGGTATTGATTAAAGAGTTTGTTATAAAGTTGAAGTGAATGGAAGTATGTGTAGAAGAGTTGCTCTAACTATTCCTACAATAACTCCTTATTCTCATCTTCCTTTCACTTTAACCTTATTATTAATCTCATTCCTTCTTCAACTATTATTACTGTTACTCATCAAACTTATTTAATCATTTATTTTATCTCCTTTATCTCTAGTTTTCAAGACTTTAAGTTCAATTCTTACTATCTTGACCTGATTTACTGGATATTACTATACTTGATTTAATAAGTCCTCATTTACTGAATGTTTAATTTAAATATATTAATGTTATGCTTTGGAAACAAAATACAATATGTATCACTAAAAGTGATATTCTTTCACTTATTAATATAGTAAAGCGTGTTCACGCTATTAATAGTGATAATAATCTCAATGATACTGATAAGTTTAGAGAAGTATTTACTACTCTTGAAGACTATCCTGTTGTTGATGATTGTGATATTATCAATGATAATTTAATTGATATCGATGATAATGATAATATCAACATTAAACTTATAGAAGAACTATGAACATAAAGGTATTCAAATGGATATTAAACATACTAATAATTCCATTTATGACTATATGTTTATCAATGATTATTGATGGTGATATTATTGGTATTATATTGTTTATAGAACTTATATTTATGAGTGCTATAATTAATAGTAATAATAAACATAATTGATATGAACATAGATTTAATTAAATACATAATGAATATAATAGTAGTACCAATGCTGCTATTATCTTTAGTACTTATAAGTCATGGTACTGATGACCATATAAGTTTTATAAATGTCATTGGTTTTATACTACTTATTATAAGTGGTAGTTATATAATTGTTGATGTTAGTAAAGATAAAGATGAATAAAAGACTTCCCATTTCCAAAATAAAGTTCTGTTTTTTACTAGTACGGTCTGTGAAGATAGTACTAGTTTATTATTTATCTAATTATTATAATTATGAAAAATAGAATTTATACTACAATAAGTATTGTAGGTTTGATTGGTATCATGTGTTTTGTTATTTATCTTGTTGGTAATTTTATATATTTTGGAGTATATGAAATTACTGAGATAAGTAATAATACTAATATTGATAATGTTTGTATTGATATAGGTGATAGTCAATATAATAACTCTAGCCGCCCCGTAAAAGGTATGAAATATAAAGATTCATTAGATTCTTTAGCATTTAGTAAACATATTGATTTATCTAATATAGACGGAGATAATTTCTATAGTAGAGAAATAAATGAAAGTTTAACTAGTGGTAAAGTATATAAATAAATTATTCGTATTAATTAACATTATAAACATTTTAAATTTTACAATTATGGATTCAAAGAAAGTTATTAGTGAGTTAGTAAACAATGGTGCAAACAATGTAGTTAAGGATGTTACTATTCGTAATATTAATACTACTGAAATGACTAACTATGCAAGAGTTGCAATTACTCTTGACAAACCTGTTAAGGGTTATGTAGCTAATCCTAACCTTGGTAAGACTCCTGGTAAAGATGGTGTTCCAGCTGATGCTGATGTTACAAGTGAGTATGTAATTGGTCTTGTAAATGTTATCTTTGTAAGTAACTTTAGCTTGATTGCTACATTACGTGAGATTCCTGATGTTGCATTTGCTGGTAATGCACTTCTTGAATCACCTAAGAGAATTGGTGTAATTCTTAGTGGTGCTAAGATTAATATTGTTCAGGAAGCTGTTGCTGAAGGACAAGAGTATCGTAATCCATTTAGCGATAATGCTACTCCAACAGTTGTTAAACATGATTCTTATTATAATCATGTATTTGACATTCGTCTTGGTGAGTTTGGCAAACAGATGGTATTCGAGTTGGCTAAACATATCATGTTTGACTAATATTTATAAGTAGTAGTGCTAGAAATAGTGCTACTACTATTTATTAATTAATTAAATAAATAAGGAGAACTTATTATGTGTGTAACAAAATATTATTTTATTAGTAATAGAGTTAAAGAACGTAGAGATGGTTCTTTAATGATTAGTACAAGTATGGGTCTTAATCATGCTAGAAAGCTAGCTAAGAAGCGTTTTCAAATGTATGGTTATAAGGGTAGACTTATTAATATTTATCCTTTTAGTGTTAGTAACAGTAAACCTATCGCAATATAAGTTAAAGAATATTGCAATATTAATCAAATTCATTATCTTTGCAGCAAATATTAATAAATAAACTATTAAGTGTTATGACAGATAATGAATTTGATTTAAATGCCCAAGAAGTTGATGCCTTCTGTATAAATAATGATATTGATGATTATGATTTATATGGAGAAATAAAAGCTGAGGACGGTGATGGTTCTGGCTTTGGCGATGATATTGACTTTGATTATTAATTTTAAACATAAGAGAATTATGACTAAAGAAAAAGAATTAAGTTCTGCTGATAAACGTCGTAGAACTAAGCTTCGTAAAAAGAGTGTTGAAGAATTAGTTAACATTGTTCTTCGTAAAGATGATGTTGAACGTAGACTTAGTAAGTCTGTTGATACATTTAAGAAACTTCAAGTTACTAATGAAAAGAGAATTGAAACTCTTAAAGATTCTATTAATAAGAGTGAGGAAATTCAAAGTACTCAAGAACAAACTATTGCCGTTCTTAATGCGACAATAGATAATAAAAATAAGGGTATTGCTTCTCTTGAAGAGCATAATAAAGCTCTTTATGGTAGAATTGATTCTCTTGAAAAGACTATTAGAGTACGTAATAAAGAAGCACGTATATTATTTACTGCTATTATTGCTCTTATTTTAAGTAATATTATTCTGTTCTTTGTATAATATTGCTATTGTTAGATAATAGATTTGTTCGTGTAAAAGAATAACTTATAAATGTATAAGTTATTTTCCATGTTTTTAAAATTAGACATATTCCAACCACTATTGCTTGTGAAAGTAATAGTGGTTTTATTAATTTAAATATAACTGTTATGGAAGAAAACGTTATAAGTGGTATTGTAATTGCTGGTAATATATATAATATTATGCCTAGTGGAGTTAAATGTCCTCAGTGTGCTATAAAAGACCTTTGTCTTAAAGGTAAATTAGGAAGCACAGTCACATTTGATTGTGCTAGTGTTCATCTTGAAATTGCAAGTTAATTATGAGTAAAGATAAAATTAAACTTCCTGATGTTCCGAGTACTATTATTCTTAGTGATGATGTACTTGATGATATTTACTCTGATATGCAGGCTGACCAGGCAATTATGCTTGAGCAATCCGGTCTTTATGATGAGTAAATTCAATTTTTGCGTATTTTCCTAGGTTTCACAGCTCTCGATTAATTTAGCTGATAAGTTTATCGGCAAATTAATTTGAGGGCTTTATATTGCAAAATAAAATATTAAATAAAATGATAATTGTAACTCAAGCTCAACTTAGGAATAAAGACACTGAAGCTATAATACTTTTACGTAATGAAATTAAAGCTAGTTTTAATACTAATGCTATTGATTATTTTACTATAAATGCTGTAGCTGAAATTCTATATAATAAATTTAAGCATAAGAGACATGATATAATATATCATACAAATGTTTCTTATGACGGTATTAATAAACCATTTAAAATAAGAATTAATTATGAAAACAAAAATAAATGATATTAAAGAATTTGATATTGGTACTAAAATTGAATATATGAACAAATTATATGTAGTAGTAGCACAAACATATTGTGATAATTGTTCTATTGCTAATATTTGTTCTAATAATGATAAAACTAGTGGTAATAATATTACTGGTGTTTTATCTAGAGATAAAAGAATTAATATTTTTGGTGAATGTTCAAGTCTTAGAAGGTCTGATAATAAATCTGTAGTATTTGTAGAAGTTCCTAATAATACTTCTAAAGATGAATACTATAAGGTTATACCTTTATGTATAGATGATAATTCTATTCAGTTAAGACCTGTAGAGTTTGATTTACCTAATGGTTATGTTATCGATAAAGAACATAGTGATTTAGATAAAGGTATTATCAGATTTAAGAGTAAATGGTTAAGTCTTGAACAGATATATAATATGGCTAAATCAACTAATTATCATACTTATCTTAGTGAAATCAAAGATTCTACAGATGATAAATCATGTACTGTTAGATATAAGTTAATTGCTTTAGCTAATCTTATGGATATTGCTAGCTATTTTAATGGTGGTTGGGAATACGATGTTACTGAAGAAGTTGTAGGTTATTCTATTGCTTATTATAAATTTGTAGAAAAACCGCATTATTCAGTTTGCAAACTTGATAAGTCTGTTTATACATATTATGGTAGTCCAGTATTTAAAAATAAAGCTGATGCTCAATATGTAATTGATAATCCAAATTTCAGAAGTATTCTTGATGTAATATTTAAATCATGAGTTTGTATAAATTTAATGTAACTGTTAAAGTTGATGATGAAGATGATAAATATAACGCAGTAACTTTATATTGTGGTATTAAAAATGCTGTTCAACGTTATTTACGTCATGCTAGTCTTCATCATAATAGTAATGTTAAAGTAGAAAGAGATTTTAATATATAAATTATGGGTGACGAAGATGTATATGTAGGTAATGTTAGAAACTATTATAATACTCAAAGTATTATACTTAGTGCTAATGAAAGACCTAGTTTAAAAGCTTGTAGTAGTAGTTTTCCTGATGGTAAAACTCAACGTAGAGAAAATAGACGTAGAGCTATTAGAAGAAGAAAGGGTAGACTATGATACAACGTACAGGTTATATTATTCCTTATAACTTTCCTCTTAATACTCGTAGAGGTTTTAGAACTATATATTTTCTTATGAAATTAAGTAATCATGATATGACTACTGTAATTAAAGATATAATTGCTGTTAGACATGCTGGTATTAATTTCATAATTAATATATGTGATAAATTAGAGAAAGAGAATAACTATATCTTGTCATACCTTTTACGGGGGGGCTAGAATGGTTATTCTTTATAATTTAAGTTCTGCTAAGTGTAGTAATACGGCTTATGGTGCGAAACCAAGCAGAACTTCCATTGAATGTAGTGTTCAAGTAGATTATATTATTAATTAAACTTTTTGTAAAATGGCAAAGAAACATGATGAAAAAAAGGATTTAAAGTGTGTATCAAAAGTAGCTGAGATTAATGGTAATCATATCATTATTCCAACTAATACTGTAATTGGTATTCACATGTGGGGTAGAATTGATTTTCTAGTTCATTATTGCGGTTATATTCTTAATCGTGGTAAGAACGTTAAAGCTAGTAATCTTAATTTTGAAGATGCTACTGTAAGTGCTAGAGAAGCTAAGAAAATCAAAAAGGAACATAAACTTTCTAATAAGAAAAAGTAATGGTTACAGATTTTAGTAAATTAAAAGTTAATCTTAATTTTAAGATTAAAGTTAAACATAAGACTAGAGCACCAGCTGCTAAACAAGATAAAGTCTTGACTAAAAATATAGAAACTAAATGTCGGTACGATAACGGAAAGTTTTATGTTGTTATTCCTAATTTTGTATATAAACATAAACTTAAAAGTGGTGTAGATATAACTGATATAGGAACTAATGATATAACTTTAGAGTTTACTCCTGAATCATTTGATTTACATGAAGCTGACAGAGTATTTACTATAAGTGGTCAAGATAATGGTAAATATACGTGTTTAATAAGAAACGAAACTGATAGATTATTTAAGAAACTAAACAAAGAACAATATGTTCCATTTTGTAGGAACTGGACTATAATTGTTAGAATTGTTCGACGTGTAGGAGTATTATATGCTGATTTTCGTTCTTTGAAATCACATAATTTATATTATAATTTAAAACAAGATAATGAGGATGAATAAATGCACAATGAAGATACATTAGTTGGAGGTCCTTTGAATAGGACTGATAAAAATAGAGCTGAAATTGCTGGTCTTACAAAGGATCAGCAAAAAGCTTATCAAGGGCTTATTGAGTTTATTAATAAGCCCTTTAATCGTAATGATTTTAAGCGTGCTCTAGTTGGTGCAGGTGGCGTTGGAAAAACATTCCTTTTAAAAACTATTTTAAAGAATTGTAATATTAGTTTTTCACAAATTGGTGTAAGTGCTCCAAGTCATAAAGCTTGTAGAGTATTACGTGATTCTCTTGCAGGATTACCAGTTAATGTTAATACTATTCAATCAGACTATGGAATGAGACCTGATTATAATATTGACAAATTTAATGAACGAGATATTCAATTCAGTCGTCAAGGTAGAATAAAAGTTGAAGATTATAATCTTTATGTAGTTGATGAAGCTTCTATGATTAATAAAGCTTTATTTAATTATATGTGTAAGGTTTTAATTAATAATTGTTGTAAACTTCTACTACTTGGTGACGTAGACCAAGTACCTCCTGTTAATGAACTTGAACCTTCTGCTTTTAAGAATGTTACAACTTATAGATTAACTCAAATTGTAAGACAAGATGAAGATAATCCTATAAGAGAACTTTGTAGCATGCTTAGAAACGATGTAGAACACAATACTTTTACGTTCCTTAATTATATAAGTACACATAAAAGTAAATTTGATTCTACAATGACTAAAGGTTTTATGGTTTGTAATAGTGCTGAGTTTCAACATCAAGTTGAACTTCAGTTCAGTGATGAAGCAATAACTAAAAATACAGATTATGTTAAAGTTATAGCTTATACTAATATAGCTGTTTCTGCTTGGAATAAGTTTATTAGAGAAGCTATAATTAAAGACAGCGAAAAATCGGTTATTACAAAAAATGATTTAATTACTTCTTATATAACTCTTGTAAATGAATTTAAAGAGACTATTATAAGAAATAGTGAAGATTATATTGTAAGAGATATTGCTAATTATACTCATCCTAAATACGATATTAAAGGATTTATGGTTAAGTTTCAAGCTGTTCACGGTGGACAAGTTACTTCTCCTTTGTTTGTTCTAGACCATAGAGATAGATATTCTATTAAGAAATATTGTCAGCTATGTAATGACTTAATAGAACAAGCTAAAAATGCAAGCAAACAAGTTCGTGCGGCTAAATGGAAGAAATACTTTGAGTTCCGTGAAAGTTGTTTGATATTAATCAATATAGCAAAAGCTGATGGAACAGTACTTCATTATCGTAATTTAGACTATGGTTTTTCTGTAACTGCACACAAGAGTTAGTAACTTGGCTCTTGTAAAATTCCTTAAATTGCTGGAACTTCGTGAAGATAATAGTGCTACAACATAAGATGAAAATCTAGATGTGAATGCTTGAAAAACTATTATTATATGACAATCAGCATCCAAGACCCTTAATATTACTAGTGATAGTGGTATGGGTAAGGTTCATCGACTATCCGAAAGGAGTAGATAGTTAAACTATCGAAAAAGGGAAATACTATTCATAAATCTTTTTGGTTTTTACAATAACTATTCATAAATTTGCATGGTTTTAAAAAATTAAAATTATGATATATAATATTTATGGTTTAGTTAGTCCTATTGATGGACAAGTTGTTTATGTAGGTTGTACTAATAAGTCTATAGAACATAGACTTAAACAACATTATTGGCATTTAAACGGTGCTTTAAGAGGAGAAAGACAAATGAATAAACGTTTTGTTTATTTAAATAATTTACTTCCTTTAAAAGTATCAATTAAATTGCTTTATAGATGTGATGAAAGTACAGATATTATTAATCACAATGCTTACGAAAGAATATATATTGAGAAATATAGAAAAATAAATCCTAATCTTCTTAATGAAACTGATGGAGGTTGTGGTAATAATACACATAAATATAAAACTAAAGAAGACATTGAAAATATTGGTATTAAAATTTCTAAAGCATTAAAAGGTAAATCTAAAAGTGAAGAATTTAAAGAACATCTTTCTAAATCTCGTAAAGGTACAGGTAATCCTGGGTGTAAAAAATTAGATAATACTGTATATGCTTATGATATTAACGATAATAGTGTTGTTGAAAAAGAATTTAATTATGCTTTTGAAATTGATGATTTCGTAGGTAAGAAATCTGCTTGGAGTAATGTAAAACGTGCACTAAATGCTATAAATAATAAAAAAGGTGCTACTACAAAATATGTTTCTTCTTATGGTTATCATTGGTTTACAAAGACTGTATTAGATGATTTTTTAAAGTTTAATAATATAATGAGTAGTATAAGATATAGTCAGGCTTAATATGAAAGTATTAAGGTTTAGCAAGGTAGTACTTATAACGTTAGTATGGTTGATATTAATGATATTGTTTATGACAAGAATGGTCATCCTTACAATAATGCTAAAGATATTAATCGACGACTTTATGTTGCAGTCAGTAGAGCTAAAGAAAAAGTAATTTTAAGATATGGATGAAGTTAATTTAAATCCTTTAGATTATAGAAAATTTCTTAAAGGAATAGAAGATTGTAAAGAACAAATTAAATATTACGAAAATGTAATAGCTGATGTAGTTCTTAAAAATTCTAACCTTGAAGTTAATGATTCTGTAAAGCTTGAGAATAAAGGTGGAATTAATAAACTTTATGGTGTTGTAGTTGGTGCTAAAGCAGTTATTAAAGCTGATAATGAAGTTCATAAACTTATAACTATAATACCTGAGAACGTTAACACACCTTTCGATTTCGACCTGGCAGAATGGTCAATTACTCTACGTATACGCTAGCGAAATTCGCATAATGCGTATTTATTTGTGATTTAAGCCCTTTATGGGTGTGGCATGATTAATCATAAAGCCGCCCCGTAAAATGTATGTAAATGAGAATTTAAAATATTAAATAAAATGAGTAATACAAATAGTAATAATCTTTCTTTTAGTGAACGTGTTCAATGTTACATTAGTAGAAAAGAAGAAATAGAAGCTGAATATAAGAGTAAAATGAAAGCTCTTAATGAAGAAGCTTCTGCTGATATTATTGTTAATTGCCCAATCAAAGTTGGCGATGTTTATGTAATTGAATCTAATACTGCTTGGGGTCTTAAACGTCAGTATTATAAAGTTGCTAAAGTTGACGCTACTGTTGATGGTATAGTTAGCGTTTATGGTTATAAACGTAAACTGGATAAAACTTGGGGTAAACGTGATAATATATACATGTTTAGTGCTTCTATGTATAATGATTATAATGTTAAACATTATACTAAAGTAGAAAATTATGTTGAACCTACTAAAGATTAATTAATTAATTATGAAAAAGTGATTAATTTTAGATACTAAGTAATTATGATTCCTAAAGTATGTGAAGGTTGTCCTTTAGGTATGTTTAATACTAAGTGCAAATGTCTTAGTGGTGTTGGTAATCCAATGTCTGGTATGATTATTGTTGTACCTAATGTTGATTATAATGCTTATAAGAATAGAGGAATGACTTTTAGTAAGTATGTGGAAATAGTGAAAGAAACTATCATACCTTTTACGGGGGGGCTAGGACAACTAGACCCCTTTATTGTTCCTCTTATTCGTTGTAAGCTTGATGATAAATGTCCTGTAAATGAAAATATAATTCATAGATGTATGTTACATACATTTGCTGATATTAGAATGAACGCTATCAATAAGATAATGCTTCTTGGTAGTGCTGCTACTAATTTTGGTTTTGATATTACTAAAGGTAAAGATAAACTATATTATATATTTCCTTATGTTTACAGTACAAATTACTCTCCTTTTATTAAGTTTATAGATGATAATAAATACAAAGAATTTTGTAATCGTCTAATTAAATGGCTTACTGCTAATAAAGATAATAATTATAATGGAATGGAAATAGTAAAGATAATAAATGATTCATAGTTTAGCTGTAGATTTGGAAGTCTTTGAGAATATGATTTCGTTTACTTTTGTAGATTTAAAAGATTATCTTGATAAATTTGCAGATTGTAAAGGTGCTCTTACTGATAGTTTAACAGTTGAAGAAATAACATCTAGACTTGATAAAGTTAAAAGCTGGATATTTTATGTTAGTGATACAGATGATTCTCAAATGTTGAGTATTATAGATTTCTTTGAAAAAATGAGACCTGTAGAACATGAAGATGGTTCTGTTGATAGATATGATTTATACGGTTATAATAATCAAGAATATGATGATATGCTAATTAAAGCATTTCTAATGTATTGGAATCGTTTTGATAATACAAAACAACTTTGTTCATTTCTTAAAGAAGTGAATGATAAGATTATTTTATTACAAGATGATAAAGATGCTTTATGGCAAGATAAACTATTAAATGTTATTCGTAAATATAGAGTTCCTTATGTAACTGTAGATTTGTTTAAGATATTTGCTCTTAATTCTGCTGGAGTAAATGTAGATAAAGACACTGGTGAACGTAAGAAGTATGGTAAAAGTTTAAAGCAAGTTAGTATTAATCTTAAATGGTATAATCTTCTTGATTTTAAACTTCCTCCTATTGATGATGAAGAAGGTGATATATATAGAAAAAGAGATAACTATAGAGGTATGACTAATGAACAATTAAATCATTTGATTACTGCTGATTTTAGTAGGTATCTTCTTCCTAAGTATGTTGAACCTATGTTACATTATAATAAGAATGATGTATTTCTTTGTTGTGAAATAGTTAGACAAAAGCCTGATGAAGTTATACTTAGATATAGTTTAAGTCACGCTTATGGAATAAACTTCTTATGTAGTGCTAGAAGTAATATTGCAGATAAACTTATTACTAAGTTTTATGCTGAACGTACTGGTTTGAACGCAGACGAATTTAAAAAACTTCGTACCGAAAGAACTGCTTTATCTTTTAATCGTATTATATTTCCTCATATAAAGTTTAAAACTGAACAACTTCAACAGTTACTTGAGGAAATGAAAAAGATAATTATTTATCATACAAACAAAGATTCTTTCTGTAAAGAGTTCACATTTTATGGTACTGTTTATACTGTAGCTACAGGTGGTCTTCATTCACAAGATAAACCAGCTGTTTTAAAGAGTACTAATAAATACGTTTTTACCCACAGAGATGTCGGTAGCTTCTACCCAAGTACAATGATTGCTTATGAAATTGCTCCAAAGCATATTCATAAGAAAATATTTATTAGTTTGCTTAGGGAATGGAGAGATACTCGTATTAAATGTAAACATACAGACGATAAAGATGGATTTGTAGTACCTGGAGTTCATAATAAACTTGCTGCTGAAGCACTTAAAATTGTGATTAACGCAGTATATGGAAAATTAGGTAGTTCAACATTTTATTTGTATGATAGATTAGCACAAATGCAAGTAACTATTAATGGTCAACTGATGGCATTGATGCTGATTGAGGAATTGGAGCTTAATGGTATTCATTGTGTATCTGCTAATACTGATGGTATAATTGTTAAATGTCCAAGAGATAAAATAGACTTATGTAATCAAATAGAAAAGAATTGGTGTGAAACTAATAATCTTACTATTGATTCAGAGTATTATGATGTGTTTGTAACTCGTGATATTAACAATTATGTAAATCGTCAAGAAACAGGTAAACTTGAATATAAAGGAGCACTAGACCCAAAACAATATATTAAAGACCTAAAGAAAGGTTATGATATGCCAGTTGTTGCATTAGCTGCTTGTAATTATTTTCTATATGGAACATCTGTGATGGAGACTCTTCGTAATCATAAAGATATTCTTGATTTCTGTAAAACTCAAAATGTAGGTAGACAATTTGAAGTTGTTTATCAAAAAGTAATTGACGGAAAAGTAGTAGATATACATAGTCAACGTCATGTTAGATTTTATGTTTCTACTAAAGGAGTTGTGATTATGAAAGAACATGTAAATACTGGTGCTCGTAGTGTTTTAGCTAGTGGAAAACCAGTACAAATTCTTAATTTACTTGATGATAAAGATATTAGTGAGCGTAATATAGATTATGCTTATTATTATGAAGAAGCTTATAAGATTATTAATCCTATTAAGCTCGGAATAAGTCCTAATCAGAAGGGTAATTCAAAGAATAAAACTCTCAGTGGAAAATCTTTGTTAAAGAAGAATTTTGGATTATATAATGATTTATTTGATAATGAAGAAGAACAATGACAGAAGAAGAATTGCATGAAAAAAGTGTTTATCAATGGAGAATGAATAAAGGAATTGGAACTTTTATAATTCCTGCTCCTTTAGATGTTTTTAGACCTTTATTGATGATACTTCCTGCAATGTATAATAAAAGTCCTACAATAGAGACTGATATTATAGTTGCAGACTTTGTAGATAAAGACAAAGTTAAAGATTATCTATTACATAAGAGTGAACCTGTTCATTCTAATGTTTATAGTAATTTTATTACTAGAGGATTGATTAAAATTTTAACTGTTAGTGAAGCTACAGATATATTTAGTCATCTAAATCCTACTTTAGTGGTTATTTATAATCCTAAAGAATGTCTTTATTGTTATGTAGGTCTGCTAGACAAAGCAAAGTTTAAGTTAGTGTTATCATCAACTTTACTTACTGGTAAGTTAGAACAGATTAATAATCTAATTCCTAGAGTTGGTTATTATAATCAAGCTAGTGTAGATGAAATCCGTTCTAGCCGCCCCGTAAAAGAAGTATTAGTTCCTTTAGTTATAGATGAAGATAGTAATCTTAAAAAGAAACTTGATTATTATAATAAAGAAATATCTACTGCTATAGCTATCTTTGGTGACTTTGAAACAATTAAAATGGCTCGTCTAGGTAATAGTAATACTAATAGTTCTAGTATGGCTGTATGTTATAACATAGCTCGTCAAAATGGTTGGAATGAGAATCTTGATATGACTATTCAATTTAATATTGAAATAGATGAACTTTATTCTCCAAATGCCCTTAAAGAACGTGCTAGTGGAATATACGAAATTATTAGAAGTAGAAGTCTTGCTCTTGCTTCTTCTGATGAGAAACTTAGTTATATTTTAAAGATTGTTGAAGACAATGCAGATAAGAATATTCTTATTATTAATAAACATGGTGACTTTGCAAATGAAGTAACTAAATATATTAATGATAATACTCATTATAATACTTGTTATAATTATCACGATAAAGTAGAAAATATTCCTGCTATTGATGATAATGGAAATGAAGTTCTAATTAAGAGTGGAGTTAATAAGGGAAAACCAAAAATGCTTGGTGTAAAATCTCAAAAAAATTTAGCTCAAAAGTTGATGAACAAAGGTGATATTCATGTTTTGTCTACAAATGCTTCTCCCGATAAGGATTTAGCCGTAAATGTAGACGTTGTTGTAATTACGTCGCCGTTGTGTGATACCATGGAGACTTACTTATATAGGCTCTCAAAGGTTCAATTCGCAAAGGAGGTACAATTATACACCTTATATTATAAAAGCTCTTTAGAGGAGAAAAAACTAGATGAACGCATTGTTCCTCCAACTCACACAATTCTTAATAAAGCTGAAATTGAAGTTAAAAGTGATAATAATTATGATTATTGTATTGTAGATTGAAAAATTATGCTTATCTTTGCAGCGTAAATAAGAAACAAATATAATTGCTCTTTGAAATAATGAATGAAGTTGAAACAAAACATGACGAAAATCATAATGTAATTGTTCGACATGAAGATGTTAACACTGGTATTAAAGTTCTTAATCTTCTAGATGAAAAACAACTTGCAAGTGCAGAAGTATTTCTAAAGAAGATTATTGCTACTGATAAAGGTGGAGTTAAAAGTGTAAATGAAGGTCTTGCAATTCTGATGCGAGCACAAGACTTACGCTTACCATTTAGTACTTGTATAGAACATATCCATGTTATTAATGGAAAAACCGGTGTTGATGTTCACATCGTTAAAGCACTGTTATCAAGGGCAGGTATAGTCTGGGAACTTACTAAAGATTATGTACCTCAGTATAAATATACTGATGGTAATAGTGTGTACGATGAAACACTTCTCCCAGATTATTGTGTTAAATGTCGAACTAGTAAAGAAGCAAAAGAAAAGACAACTGATGATGTTATAGGTGTTTATCCTCTTAGATATTATAAAGATTTAAAAGGTAATGTTTACGATGAGTTTCAAGTATCTAATAAATGCGTTAAATGTATAAATTTAATACAAGCTGCTAAAGTAGCTCAAGAAGGACAATATCCTGTAGTTAGAACTCAAGCTATTCCTACAGATTTTGTTACTGAATATAAGTTTACTAGATATAAAAAGATTTATGGTAAAATAGTTGAAACTCATGCAGTTGGTCATTTCAGTTATAAAGAAGCTGTTACCGCTGATTTCTTTACTAAAGATACTTATAAGAAGTATGCTAGAATTATGATTAGTCATAGAGCGTTTAGTCTTGGTGCTAAAGAAATTGGTTCTGATGTTCTTATGGGTGTCATGGAAACAACAGAGCTAAAGCTTGTTGAAGAAGTTCCTATAGTTGAAGCTGATTTAGCAGAAGAAGTATAGGATATAAATATAAATAATGTAGAAGTGATTAGCTATATTATTAAACAAATAATCAAAATAGAGTTTATTAAATAGTATTATACTATAATTTATTATTAACAATTTAAATATTTAAAGTTATGAAGATTAACGGTTTATCATTCGGTATTAATGTAGTTGCAAGTGGTGTTAAGGTTAGCTCAGTTATCACAGAGCCAGTTTTGGTTGCTTCTAGTACAAAGGGCGGTTTCAATATTTCAGGAGCAGTTTCTAAGGCTCTTGGTCTTTTGCCTGGTGACAACATTATGTTTGCTAATGATGCAGCAGATGTAGAGAAAGCTGTAATTAATCGTGTTGATGCAGTTGTTGAGTTTGCTCAGAACAATGGTTTTGACCTTGATACTCCAGAGGGTACTTCTGCTTGTGTAGCAGCTATTACAACTTGGTATATTGCTAAGGGTGTTCCAATGTTTAAGAAGACAGGTGAGCCTATTATGGTTAATGTTCGTCTTACAAAGGAAGAGAAGAAGAAGTATTTCGATGAGCATGTAGATGAGGTTATCAAGAATAATCGTGATAAGTTGATTGCTGCTTATGAGCTTGCTGATACTGCTACCGATGAGGAAATTAAGGCTGCTTTCAAGGTAGATGATATGCCTTCTCCACAGATGCAATCTGTAAGTGGTTGTAAGCTTGCTGCAAGTGGTAATGCAACTGGTACTGGTTTGAAGCTTTCATTCTCTGATACTAACAACTGGGAGCAGTTGAAGTCAGACCTTGAGGACAAGACTTCTATGAAGCGTACATTTGATGTAGACATCAAGAACCCTATTGTTTCTAAGTACAATAATGGTAAGGACGATGTAGAGATTACATTCTATGCTCTTGGTGAGTATAAGGATGAAGTTCCTTCTCGTACCGGTAAGAAAGGTGACGCTGAGGATACAGAAGCAAGTGCAGAGTAATTTCATTCATTAAATAAAAATCTTATTTATGAGGGAGAAGAATAATAATCTTCTCCCTTTTTTAGTCAATTTTATAAACGTTTTAAAACTTAATTAAGTTATGACAGAAAAGGTTAATAGTGCAGCAGCTAATGCGCAGGGTGCTGCAAAGAAAGTAAATCGTAGAGGTATTAATAACAACACTCAGGCAGTAAGCCGTTTGAAGTTCCATGAGAAAGATGCTGCTCAGAATGGTTTATTTATGGCTCATCTTGATTCTGTATCTGTTGAATGGTCTCAGAGTGCAGATGGTAATTCTTTTGCTGGTTTGAAGATGCCTCGTTTGGTATTTACATTCGCAAGTAATCATACTGATGCAAAGGAACGTCGTTATGCAATTAAGACATTGTTCCCTATTGAGAGTAATGTTGATACTATTCCTAATGGAGATAAAGCATGGCAAGTAGATAATGTACTTAATACTATTAAGCATATTCTTGACGTGTTCTATTTCAAGGGTCGTGAAATGACTGTTGAAGAGGAAGATGCACTTACTCTCGATTTTGTTGATTTCACAGAAGATGAGAATGGTAATGTTGAGTATGAAGCAGTAGATGCTCAGGCAGTTCTTGATGGTTATCGTAAGATGTTTGACAACGCTGCTGCTATGCTTAATGGTCAGTTTAATCTTGCTGATGGTGCAGTTGCTAAGCCTTGCTTTAAGGACGCTAATGGTAAGTTCATTAATTGTTGGATTAAACTTCTCCGTGCAATTCGTAATCGTAAAGGTTCTTGGGTAGATGTTGACAAGAGTAAAGATTTGTCTTTCCCTTCATTTGTCGGCAATGGTTTTGTTGAGATTGTTAAGATGAAAGATAATCAGATTCTTCCTCCAGTTATTTTGACTGTAGATAAGGTTAAGGAATCAATTACTCCAAAGGATACTGAACCTAAAGCTCCAACTATTGGTGCTCCTGGTATTCCTGGTATGCCTGGTGGTGCTGCTATTGTTCCTCCTACAGCTGGTAACGACATGATGTCTGGTGTTGGTAGTTTCGACCCAACTGCAAATACAGATATGCCGTTCTAAGCAAATTGTTATTATTCTTCTAATGGATTTAATGTTCTAGGGATAGTGATGCGATACTTCGTGTCGCTATCCCTTTTTATTTATACAATATGAAACGTACAATTAATACTACTAAACTTACAAAGGCTTTTATAGAGTCTCGAATAAGTCAAGAAGATATTGTTGCAAAATATCTAGATATTCCTATCAATGTTGTAGATGATTGTGTTAAACATAATCATCTTATTAAGTCTGTATTTAGAGATGATGATACTGATAGTAGTATGGGTATTGCATACAATATGAAAGGAAGACTTAAAGTTCGAGATTTTAATGGCTGCTTCTTTGGTGATGTATATGATGTAGTAGCTTACGTTCTTAGTATTGTTTATGAAAGACCTATTAGTACTGATAATAAACAAGATTTCTATTTCATTCTTAAACATATTTATAGTGTCTTTAGTGATGATATAGATAATCGAGTTAATCATTATGAGATAGATGAATCTATTAGAAATGCTCTTATTAAAAGTAAATCCAGAAAAGCTATTATTGAAATTGTTCCACGTAGTTGGAATAGTAGAGATAAAGCTTATTGGAATAAACTTGGTGTAAATCTTGCTTATCTTAATACTCATTTTGTTATTCCTGTTGAACAGTATTATATAGATAGAAGTAGTAATCCTACTCCTAGATATGGATATACTACTAAAGACCCATGTTATGCTTATATGTTGGGTAGAAATAGACAAGGAATATATCTTATAAAACTTTATTTCCCACTTAGAGATAGAACAAAAGAAAGGAAATTTATAACTAATTGTAATGTGCTTGAAGGTCTTCCTAATCTTGAATTAGATAATTATGATTATATTATAATTACTAAATCAAGTAAAGATAGATTAAGTCTAGGTAATCATTTAGTTAATCATACCTTTTACGGGGGGGATAGAAAGGCTTTAACAATAGGTGTAGTTAATCTTCCTAGTGAAAATTATAGGTTAAAAGCTAATGAATATGATTGGTTAAAGAATCGTTTAGCTGATGATGGACTAATTGTTAGTTTATTAGATTTTGATAGAACTGGTCGTGATGGTGCTGATTATCTTTTAAGTACTTATAATATTCCTTATTTGTTCATTACTCGTGGTGAATTTGGTCTTGAAAATTATGGTTGTAAAGATTTTGCAGATTTACATGATAAATACAGTAATGATGAAATAGATAATTTTATAAAAGATACTCTTAGATATGTCGAGTTACGATACAGAAAAACTAAAGGTGATTCCGATGCCTATTTCAAAAGATTATCAGACTGTGATTTACCATACTAATATGACTAATAAAGAAGGAAGACCAACTGAACAAGTTCGTATTCTTATGGCTCCAATTACAGAAAAAGAAGAAGCTTTGCTTGATGATGGCAAAGCTTTTATCATACATAGAGGTGATTTATCTTTTAATTTGAGTTCTGATAATGTTTTTGCTTATGGTGAAGTTGACTTTCATAAAGGTACTGAGGATTATGAAAATATGGATGCTCTAATACCTTATAGGGATAGGGTTCATATTCCTTTACACTATGATTATGATACTCATACTTGTAAAACAAAAACAAAATCTTATCAAACTTATGAAACTGATAATATTGGAGCTATGGCTCAATATGCGCACGGAAGACTTGGTAAACCAAAAAGAGTTGTAATATTTAAACTTATTGCTAGACGCTCATGATTAACTTCCCAAAGAAATATACAATGGTAGTAGATGAACAAGTTAAAAACATGGTTCGTAAAGATATTGCTCGAAAAGGTATTGAAAGTTATGTAGCTGATGAATTTGTTCGTCTAGATTGTAGTAGAGTTCTTGACAACATGCGAATGATGCAGACTATTGGAACTCCTTACAAATATGAAAATGCTCATGTCTTATATGGAATTGATTATGCTCTTGAGGAAGGACTAATTGATGAAAACAAAAGAGATGAGTATGTCTCTAAACTTGTAGCTTTACATAAACGTAATCTTAAATATGAAGAAGATAATCCTCCTATCATATATGATAAGAAAAAAGGTTTAAATAAGACTACTCGTACTACTAGAAAGAAAGCTAAAGAAGCAACTATCGAAGGTTTTGAAAAACCTAAGAAAGTTACTGCTGCTCAATTAAATGCTCAAGCTAGAGCTAAACTTATTAGTTCTTTAAAAATTAATATATGATACTATTTAAAAGAAATGCTAAAGGTGATCCTATTTCATGGAGTATTCACGAATATGGTCAAAATAATGAATATATAGTTCATTATGGTGCTGTAGGAGGTCATAAGCATAGCGAAATAATTAAAGCTAAACTTAGTAGAGGTAACGAAATAGAATCTCGTATTAAAGCTAAGCGTAAAGAAGGATATAAAGAAGCTTCTGAACTTAAAGATAATGCTCCTTTAAAAATAGAAGGTGATGTTAATCTTCTTAACTTTCTTAATACTTATCTCCCAAAGAATAATACTACTGATGAAGGTTTTGTTCTTCCAATGCTTGCAAAAGTACTTAAAGATAATAAACCTTTTGATAAACGTAGTTATTTAGGTCAGTATAAAATTAATGGCGTTAGATGTATTGTTGGTGCTGAACAAACTAATGATATGTTTAATCCTATTAGACTTACTTATCGTTCTAGAGAAGGTACTGATTGGACTCCTAAACTTACTTGGATGGATGAAGTAATTCTTCCAGCTATTAAAGATGATTTGCTTGATGCTATGATTGAAGAAGGAGCTTGCCTTGATGGTGAACTTTATATTCCTGGTTATAAAGTAAATGATATTAATAGTTTTGTTAAGAACGAAAAGCTTCCTCAACATCTACTTCTTCAGTATTGGTGTTATGATATTGCTATTGATAATATGAGTTATGAAGCTAGACGTAAGTTTAAGATTGATAATATAAGTAGATTATGTTATACTTTTGATACTTACGAACAGCATCTTAATAATAAGAGTAAACTTGTATTATTACCTGATGTTAATATTACTAATATTTATGATGCTACAAGATTTAGAGATAAGTTTATAAGTCTTGGTTTTGAAGGTCTTATTGTTCGTGATGTTAATTCTGCTTATCAATTTGGTGCTCGTAACTTAGCTATGCTTAAATATAAACGAGTTGATGATGCAAAGTTTAAAATTGTTGATGTTGTTCCTGAAGGAGTTAGAACTAATCTTTGTAAACTTGTTCTTAAAAATGACATCAATGATGAACTATTTGAATGTACTCTTAATTTTGACCATTCAAGACAAGAGTATATCTTAAAGAACAAAGAAAAATTTATTGGTAAATATGCTTTTGTAGAATATAGAGAACGTTCTGGAGTTAAGAGTGTTCCTTTTCATGCAAAGGCTATTGATATTAACGATTAAAATTTAAAGTTATGATTACTAATTTATTAAATTCGATAGCTAAAGCTTGGATTAAAGCTGAACAGGCTAGAAAAGAAGGTAAACCTGAAGAAATAGTTAATTATATTATTAGAGATATAATTAATGATGGTTGTGGTTTAAGAATTGGTTCTATAATCGATTATAATCCTAATCAAAAAGAATCTAGAAAATATAGTACGCCTAATGAGGAATTTATTCCTGAACGAAAAATTGGTATAGTTACTAAAATGACTGTAACTTACAGACCTATTGCAATTAGTGTTGATGCTGAAGAAGGTATGGTATCTAAAGAAATCAACGTTGGTCTACTACAATTAGGAATACATGTACCTACAGACGATTATAGTGTTTGTGGAAAAGGTGATTATATTATCAATATTGATGAATTTAATATCAATAATGATGATATTAATTATGTTTGTAATAATGCTCTTACTTTATGTAAATAAATTATGAATTTAAACGCTTATGATAATATAAAAGAAGAATTAGATAAACATAAAACTTGGTATTCACCAAAGTTTAGAAGATTATATAGTAGAGAAATAAAGTTTAGAACGTTTTATAAGTTTATGAAACGATGGAATGAAACTATTAAACGAAATGATTATTTTCTAGCTATTAGTGTGAGTAATACTGATGGTAGATTTTATAGAACTGAAAGAGATAATTATGGTAGATTAAAAGTTACTATTCCTAAAGAACTTATTGAAGGTTCTATTCTTAATTCTATAGTTGAAGATACTAATGTTGAACTTAAACTTGTTGATGCTCAACCTGATGGTGAAGTATATCAACTAAACATATAATCATCTAGCATGAAAGCCGCCCCGTAAAAGGTATGTACGCTTAGACCTACTTTCCTTGCTACGTGAGCGGCTTTCTCATGCCTGCTTATATCTCGGTAACAAATTGAATTTGAACGCCTTACACGAGAATTTGAAATATTAGATTTATCTCAAGTGCCTGGCATCCAATTCGGTACGTGTATCGAAGTTTCAAAATTTGTCACTTTTTAGCTCGCTATGAGACATTTTATTAAATTGTGGAACAATTATACACGACCCAAATTTCGATGCGTTATACGAGAATTTAAAATATTACAGAAAATGTAATTGTTGTAGAACATTTTAAAAATAGAATTATGACTAAAAGTAAAGTAGGTGCTGAACCTAAAGGTAGAGTTAAACATGTGTTTACTAAAGATGGAGGTATTCACGAAGGTATTCATCGTGATGAACCTGGTTGGTATAATAGTAATTATCATTGTTATTGTTTTGGTTATGGTTATTTCTTTCATAGAGGAAAAAGCCTAGGTGAAAAACTTACTCCTGATTATATTAGAGATAATTGGGATAAAGCATGGTGGTGTGGAGGTCTTAAAGAATCTTGTATGGCTCGTATTGACCGTAAACATAAAATAGCTGTAATTAAAGAAGGAACTGAATATGATTGGACTATTGAGCGTGGTCTTCCAGAAGGTTATACTATTTATAAAACTGATGAAGATATTCCTATTTATGATATAACTGAACCAAAGAACAAAAAGATACTTATTAAAATGTACGCAAAGTATCTTATTAAGAAGTATCTTGAGACTTTTGGACATGAATATAAAGTACTTAATTCTATAAGTAAACAGATTCCTAATCATAATTTTATTTCAAATAAAAGAAATAAATATTTTATAGAGATTAAAGCTCTTGTAGATAAACATAAGTTTGTTCCTAGATGTAAGCCTTTATCAGATAAAGTATTTTATATTAATCAGTATAAAGTTAACTTCCCTTCAATTAATGCTATTCTTAATAATGCTTTGTTTGATGATGAACAAAAAGAACATATTAAGAAATGTAAGTTCTATACAAAGTTTTGTCTTCATAAAGGAATTAGTTGGAAAGAACTTGATAAGAAATGGTCTGATGAATATGTCAAAGAAGTAGAAGCTAAAGATAAAGTTGCAGAAGAAGCTTTTAAAGTTCAAGCTGAAAAAGCTAAAGAACGAGCAGAAATAAATCGTAAAAATGCTGAAGCTGTAAAATGTAATACTGTTTCTGATTGGAGAAATGGTAATAGAAATAAAGTTGTAAAATGGATTGATTATTATGCAGACTATAATACTAGAATTATTAAACAAATAGAACGTACTGAATATAGTGATAATTTTCCTAATACTCAACTTAGACTTAAACCTGGTAAACCTAATTGGGTTGAAACTAGTAGAGGTGTTTTAGTTCCTTTAGAAACTGCTATTGATATATTTAATCAATTATATGTTGACTATATTCTTAGCGGTAAAACTGAATTTCAATTTAAATATAATGAATTTAAAATTGGTTCATTTTGTGTTTCAAGAATTGATTATTCAGATAAATATGTCGATATTACTCATTATAAAGATAAATCTGATTTTCTAGGATATAAAGAATGGAGATTTAGAATAGGTTGTCATACTTTATGGTTTGATGATATTAAAGATTTTGCTAGATATTATAATCTGCAAGATAAACTTAGTTTTCCTCTAGATAGAACTACTGCTGAATGTATGGAGAATCATTTGATTCATTTGCCTAGCGGAAGAACTATCGAAGCTGTAGGAACAATAGATATTTAACTTAATAAAATAACAATTATGACAGAAAGTGATTTAAATTATTGGAAAGCTACTCTTAATGGAGTAGTTCCAAAACATCTTGTAACTCCTGAAGTTGTTGCATTACGTGACCAGCAAAACAAAATGCTTAATCTTATGGCTAAGAAAAATGCTGATTATGGTAATGCTTTCAATAAAGGTTGTGATAAACTAGGTTATAGATATGGTCTAGCTAGAATGTATGATAAAGCTAATCGTTTAGTTAAGCTTATCGAAGATGATTTTAATGGTTATAATAATCCTAATGTTGAAGATGAAACTATGTTTGATACTATTCAAGATTTAGGTAATTATTGTAATATGTTATTAGCTTGGCAAGCTAGTAATGATGGACATAAACCTACCATACCTTTTACGGGGCGGGTAGATACAGTTTTCATTGATATTTCTAATCTTGTTAAAACAGATAAACTTATTCTTATCGAAGAAACCAGTAAGAAAGATGTAACTAATGAAATTATAGCTGCTTACGGTTTTGAAAATCTTTGTAAAGACAAAGATGGATATGTATATAATTTATCTGCTGATAACAAAGAAATTCCTGTTACTAGCGAACATAAAGAAAATGTAATTGCTATGACTTCTGAAGATTATGAAAATGGAAAAGATTTTGTTAAACGTAAAAAATAAATAATATGATTAAAGTTGTAAATCCTAGTGTTGAAGTTTGGAAACAAGACGGTTATACTCTTGATGATATTTGGAAACATATTGCACATTGTGCTAGAGTTTGTTATCAAAGTGTTCCAAAAAATAATGGCGAAACTGATTATGGTTTCTTAGTTAGAACTTTATTTAGAGGTAATGATGTTAATAATCAACCGTATAATACTAAAGATATTATAAAATGTCATCTTTCAGTATGTGAACACGGAACAGTTCATCTTAAATATCCTCTATTTATGGCTAGAGCTGCTGCTCAAGCTACTAGATTTATTCACAATCATTATAGTAGAACTAGAGAACATGAAGGTTATATTTATGTAACTACTAATATGAGAGTTCTTATTGAACATAATCGGATGGACGAACTTGAGTTTATAGATAATACACCTAATTGTCCTTACTATATACCAAGACCTACTGTTTGTTTTATAACAGATATTGGTGCTAGTCGTGAACTTAATCGTCATAGAGCTAATAGTATTAGTGAAGAAAGTACTCGTTATTGTGCTTACGATAAAGGTAAATTTGGTAATGGAATAACTGTTGCTAAACTTCCTTGGATTAAAACTATAGATACTAATGACGAATTTAATGTAACTACGTATAATAATGGTTTTTATAATGATGAAGAAATTTATGATAAATCTACTCATCTTATTGAAGCTAAAAATACTGATGATTGGGTTGCTGTAGATTGGTTCTTATACGGTCTTCAAATTTGTGATTTAGTTTATCGTAAAACTCGTGAACTTGGTTGGACTGCACAACAAGCTAGAGAAATTCTTCCTCTTAATACTAAAACTCAAGTAGTTCATACTGCTTTTGTTGATGATTGGGAGCATTGGATTGCTTTACGTAGTAATGAAATTAGTGGGAAGGTACACCCAATGATGTCCGAACTCGCTAAACAATTAGTTAAACAAGTATATCCTGAGTAATTATGTGGATAAGTATATTAAATTATAATGCTGGACAAATTGAAGTTGCTGACGTAACTGATGATTTCGCAGAAAATAAAACTGCTGCTGATGATAATGAAAGAGCTGTAGATTGGCTTGAATCAAACGGTTATTGTTCTGCTGAAACTGTATTCATGCTAACTGATGAATGTCCTGTGTGTGTAGTAAATAATGTAGAAACTCATTTAAACTTATAAACTTATGGAAAAGACAATTAAAGTTATAAAAGAAGCTGGTGAGAATTTGAAAGCTTCTATTCTTGCTGCAATTAAAGATTTTGAGATTGCTAATCCTGATGTTAGTATTAACGTTGAAGTAAAGCGTAATTATTATGCTAAAGATGAAGAAGCTACTCACGATGTTAATTGTACTATAACTATTAAGTAATAAAAAATAATGTTTATAACATGTGACCTTTGTTATTTAAAAGATAATTATATACTTCATTTTAGAGGTAATGATATTACCTCTAAATTTATTGAAGATGCTAAAAATAGAAACATTACAAGAGTTGCAATAAAAGATGATGAAATATCTTATTATTGTGACTGTTTTAAACCTATATTCATTACTGTCTTTGTGGATAATAAAGTTTATAGAGATAAAATAGCTGTCTTTGATAAATATAATCATGTTGAACAATTTCAAGAAACTTATTATAGATTATTTGGAAAACAAGATAATATATCTAAAGATTCTAGTAATAACACAAACAATAAAGTAAAATTATGGCAAAAAGTATTTTCGATATTGATAAAGAATTATATTCTCTTTATGATGAAATTGAAGAAGCAGGTGGAGAAATTACTCCAGAAATGGAGAAAAAGCTTGAGATTAATGGTCAAGAAATGACTAATAAAGTTAAAAGTATTACTAATTATATCAATAAGCTCAAGGCTGACCTTCTTGCTATTAAGTCTGAGACTGATAGACTTGCTAAACTCAAGAAGTCTAAAGATAATACAATTACAGGTCTTACTAATCTTGTATTATTTGCTATTAAGAATTATGGCACAGAAGATAAGAAAGGTAAGAAGTGGATTGACTGGGGTACTGGTAGAGTTGGTATAAGAAAGAGTACAACTGTAGAACTTGACGATAAGAAGATTGAGAATCTTGTTGATGTTCTTAAAACTACTATTGTTAATGGTATTTATACTAATACTCTCCATCAAGCGGATAGTATTGATGCTAACGCTATTCTTGATGGCGCACTTCATAACGCTCAAATAGAAGGAGAAATAACTAATGCTGAAGTTGATATTGAAGATATGGATGATGTTATTGTAAATATAACTATTCCTGTATCTATGAGTAATCTTCTTCAAGGGGATGGTTATAATCTTCTTGCTAAGATGGGTGATGTATCTAAAGATGGTTGGAGTTTTAAACCTTCTGTTGATAAGAAAGCTATGAAAGTTAAACTTACAGATGAAGGTTGTACTTCTAATATAGCTAAAGTTGTTGAGAATGATAATTTAACTATCAAATAACATGAGAGTTTCAGAACTAATACAAAAACTTGACAGTCTCCAAGAAACTAATGGAGACTGTCAAGTTATGGTTGATGATTTATATGCTAATAGTGTGAATTATGATTCTACTTTAGGTTGTATAAATATAAAGTCTTATTAAAATAAATAGTAATATTATGTACAATGTATATTTAATTAAAACAGATATTAAAGTAAAAGCTAATACTTTTCTTAATATTAATATTTTAGCAGAAGATTTATCTGATGCTACAACTAATGCTTCATATCTTAAATATAATGGAGAAGAACTAAAGAAACATATAGTTAGTGTAGAAGTTCTTGTTCAGAATGTATTAGAAAATACATGGAATATTAATGATTTGAATCCTGACTATAAAGTAGAAAGTGAAGATAAACAAGAAAATCTTCCTCCTATTGATTAATATTTTAATTTCTAATGTTTAACAATTTAATTAACGCTGAGTTATGAGTAAATTTAATCGTGGTGGACTTCCATGGGTACTTGGTACTGATGTAAGTAATTGTGCAACTGCACAAGATGTAATGAAGACGGCAAAACTTGATTGGACTGTTCAAAAGTGTGAACTTGTAAGTAAAATGCCTTTTAGAATAGGTAGCAATAATGAAGTGGGAGAAGATGGTTTTGTTCACGATGGTAGTATTTATCGTGAGTGTCCTAATGCTTTTGCAACTTATAGAACAGATATTAATATGCCATTGGGTATTGTTAAAGATAAGTATGAGATAGTTCAGAATATGGACGCTTTCAATTTCTTTAATAATGCTATTGGAGAAGGTAAAGCCATTTGGGATAAAGCTGCTTGTCTTAATATGGGCGAAAAAGTATATGTTAGTGCTAAACTTCCAGTACAAACTTCTGTAGGTAAAGATGATGTTATAGATAATTATCTTGTGTTCAGTAATGGACATGCAGGTAATTCATCTGTAGATATTATGATTACTCCTGTTAGAGTTATTTGTACTAATATGCTTAATGGTGCTCTTGATAAAGCTGCTTGTCATATTCGTCTTCGTCATACTAAATCTGTAAAAGAGAAACTTGAACTTGGTGCTCAAGTTTTAAAGATTGCTTGTTCTCATGCTATTGATGCTCAAGAGCTTTATCGTCATCTTGCTACTATTAAAATGACTGATGACCAAGTTGCTGAATACATTTGTAAACTTCAACTTACACCTGCTGAAATAGCTAAACTTAATGAAGTTGACCCTAATCATGGTTATAAACGTCTTATCAGTCGTGATTATCATTTGATTGATGCTGTAGAGATTAGTACAAGAAAGTCTAATCAACTTTACAATATGATGGATTATTATATTGATGGTATTGGTCAAAAAGATATTTGTGGTACTGCCTGGGGTGCTTATAATGCAATTACAGGATTCTATTGTAATGTTGCAAACCTTGAAGGTGAGAAACGTATGAATAGTCTTGTTTGGGGTTCAGCAAATAATAATATGAATAAAGCTCTTAATGAAGCAATGGCTTATGCAAGTTAATTTTAGTAGAAAAGAAAATCAATTTAAAGTACCTCATTACAAAATTGGTGATGAGGTACTAGCTTTCAGTTATATTAGTGGTAAATTCTTTGTTGGCACAATTAGTGCAATTACTAGTTATGCTGATAATAATCAAAGTGTTGTAAATTACACTATTATGATTGATGAAAATAAAGGTGTTCCTAATGTTCCAGAAGCTTTAGTATTTGATAATAAAGAAGATGCTAAAGAATGGATAAATGCACTAGATAAAGATTTGATTACTATTTGATACATACCTTTTACGGGGGGGGTACAACAACTAGACGGTTTAATACTTTATGTTATAATGTTAGAACCACTCTAGCCCCCCCGTAAAAGGTATGAATGCTTAAACTAGTATTAAAACTAGTAAAACTCTTGGAGATATAGATAATAATGCTTATCTTTGTAGCAGGGTATAAAAGCTAACATTAATATATAATATATATATTATAGGAGCTAACTACCTGGTAATCAATTAGTTTACTAGCTAAAAGTGGTTATATATAACTATTTTTGTGAAAAAGTGGTTATATTTCACCACTTTTTTGTATCTTAGCCGACAGCTAGTAAACAAAAGATATTGATATGGATAATGTAATTAATAAACTTTCTAGAGATAGTATTGATTATGACTATTCTCTAGACTTCAAAGGTCTTAAAATTAAAGATAAGGCTGATGATGGTACTGAATATCATAAAACCATATATTATATGGAACATAAAGCAATTATAGATGATGCGCTACTTGAAATAATGGATAAAGAAAATACTTATGTCCGTAAAGTAGTTAGGTATATAGCTAAGAATATACCTTATGGTGTTAATCATATATCTTTAAGTAATAAAGATATTGCTGCATATTATAATTGTGATAAAAGTAACATAAGTAAAGGAATAAAACGTTTAGTAGAACTAGATGTAATAGGTCGTCTTTATGATAAGATTCCTAATAATATGCTTCCTAAAAATACTTATATTATAAATCATAATTATATTTATCGTGGTAGTATTAAAAAGCTTAGAAAAGATATTTTAGAACAACGTAATAATATAACTGATTAAATTATGAGTCAATTAAGTAATCGTATTGCAGATGCATTTATTAATTATGCAAATGCTTTTAAAGAAACTCCAGACAACAGATTAATGGTAGAAAAAGAACTTAAAGAAGCTCTTCGTCAAGCTATTGATTTTGTTCCAGTTAAAATTTGGCTTGACCCTAAAGTTAAAGCACAAATTCCAGAGTATGCTCATTATATGGCAGACCCTAAAGAAATGGGATTTGGTGGTCACGCTACTGATGCTTGTTGTGATGTAGTCTGTACTTCTATTGAGAAGACAAAAGATGGTCGCACTAAGTGTGGAACTGGTATTCATGTAGCTCTTGAAGATAGAGATTCGTTAACTATTCGTCCTAATAGTAGAATTACTAAAGCAGGTTTTGTAATAGCTAATTCTCCATGTACTGTAGATGAAAGTTATCGTGGTGAAATTTTCATCGTATTTAGACCTATTGTAGATAATCCTACACCAATTAATATTGGCGATGTTATTGGTCAAATTGAAATTCCTCATCATCGTCAAGCTAGTTTTGAAACAGTAAATACACTTGAAGAACTTGGCATAACTGATAGAGGTGATGGTGGTTTTGGTTCTACAGCAAAGAAATAATTATTAATTTTTTAAAATTTAAATAACTATGGTAAAAATGACAAAGAATTGGGTAGCTCGTATGATTAATCGTCATGCAGAAACAGTAGTAGAAATTGACAAGGTTAAGAAGCATCTTGCTAATGCAGCTAACAACCCAAAGATTAGTAAAGTAACATTTGCAAATCTTTCTATTCTTCTTAGAGATTTGAAGAATCTTGAAAGAACTTATCGTACAATGCTTGAAAATGAGAATGTAACATTTACTTTGAATGGTGAATATTACAATAAAATTGGTCAGATTAATGAAAAGAAAAATCCTGATAATAACGACTAAGAATTGTCTTGGTTGTACAATTATTATTAATAACGTACAGACAGTACTAGCCAAATCGAAGAAAAATATAACTCTTGAAATCAAAGATTTTAATGAAGTTCCAAAAAGAATACTTCATCAATATAGTGCTTTTGATTATCCATTTGTTGTATTTAGTAAAGACGATGAAGTAACATTTAAGTTTACTGGTAGTACTCATGTTAATGTTATTCAAAGATATGTAGATTTATATTTATAAATTGATTATTGTATTCATATTTCTAAAATTTAAAATTAAACGGTTACTCCTAGTGCTTGTGAAAGTACTAGGATTTTTTATCTAAAATAAAAATGAATAAAGATTATAATAAACATTTAAGAAATATTATCGTTGTATTAACGATTATAGTATCTATTCTTGTAGCATGTTCATACAATAATAGAAAAGATACTAATAATATAGAACCTGTAGATACAACAGATTCATGTGGAATTAATGATGATTTCTATGAAATCAATGATGTTGATACCACTAATGATGGTTATTCTACAGACAGTGTTATTTATCTTGATGCAAATGGTAATATAATTAAAGCTCCTTTTAATTAAGTTGAGCTATATGGCACATCCTACATTTTGAAATCCTCTATACGAGGGTGATTTTAATCTCCTGAATAATTGTTCAGCCGTAACACCAAAGTAGCTTAGAAGTCATTTAAAATGTAATTTATTTAATAATCGTTCTTACTTGTCAGTCTTATTTCCACTCCTGGCATACGAGCGTTTAAACTATGCCGACCGGTGGGAAACTCCCACAATTATATATTAATTGATTTCTAAGCGACTTTCATATACAATTCGATTAATTATATTGCTTGAATTAATTAGCCGCTTACAGAAGAAATTGAAATATTAAATTTGTTACTTGCCATAATAACATATTATATACTATAATGATTTAAATTTGTTTATAATGTTGTTTATTATTTATTACAGCAGCGGCTGTAGTCCACAGATTAAAATTTTAGCATTGACTTGAGTAGCTTGACCGTGAGGTTAGGTTACTCTTTTTTTTATTCATCAGGCGACACATTTCAACACATTTTGTTGAGCACAAAAAAAGCAGTAAATAATCATCACGATTACTTACTGCTTCATTTCCCCTTAATTTATTTATTTAAAAATGAGAATAGAATGAACTCGCTAGTTCAGCATTAGATTACATTATCAGCCATCACCTAACTTTATAAATTAAAACCTTAATTATGAATAAAATAATATCTGTTAGACAACATAAGAACGATATGTTACTCTAGTAGGATTCGAACCTGCTCTAACAGAACCAAAATCTGTTGTGCTACCATTACACCATAGAGCAATAAAGTTTCGCATACATTCAGTTTAACAATAACCAAAATTAAAATCTTAAAACCATTTATGTAGAATAAGAAAACCTTCAACTGGTGCAAAGATACAAATAATATTTATATCTCCAACAGTTGAAGGTAATTAATTTACTACGATTAAACTTATTTAATGACTATGAACCATACACTCCTTTTACGGGGCGGCTATAACCATTTAATGTTTAACGTTCTAGACTACTAGTACCTCTAATATCATTAGCCCAATCTTTTACATTAATCAAAGTAAGAAGATTATCACCAGTCTTATAATAACTATTAGCTTTATCAAGAGTAGCAAGGTTATTAAGACTTCTGTAAATTGGAATCTGACGACCAAGTTTAACAATAATCTTGTTTTGACCTGCATAACGACCACTAGTATAATTAGGGTCATAATCATCATCCATTATATAAGCAGCGATATTATTACAAGCAGCCATTATATCTTTACCAGCAGTTACACCTGCAATAGGACTAGACCATAATTGGTCAAACTGTTGTGGTAAGAACAACATATTATACATCATTGACTGAGTAGTTAAATCATCAGCTTCATAAAGCATAAGATTACCCCAAATACTATTCTTTAAATCATCATCGTCCCAAATACAACGAACAGCAAGAGCAGTGCAAACACCACCAAGAGCACCAACTACATCACCAGCAGCACGTTCGATACTTGCTCTTTGCCATTTTGGCATTAATTGCCAATTAGTTTGTAAGTTCATTGCAAATTCAGCATAACCTTTAAGAAGTACTTGCAGACTTTCTAATGCTTCTACTTGTCCATCAGACATTTCTTTTTCATATCTAAGTTGTCTAATAGGAGTAGTAAGGAAATCAAATAAAGCAGGAGCACAACCTACTTCTTTAGTTCCTCTTTCTTCATTGAAATAACCTTTTCTACGATAATGTTTCATAACTCCAGGATAAATATGTTTATGATACTGCATAGCTAATGAACCCCACCATTGTTTTTCGAGTTGAGCAGCACCAAGTTTATCATATACTCCATGAATCTTCTTATTAACTGAAATAACTTTACCTTTCATATATCCAAGGAACATATAACCATCACCTACTTCTTTATCTTTAGATTTAGCTTGAAGTTCAGCAAGAATACTTCCTTCTTTAAAAGCAAGTCTTCCATCTTTAAGGTCAACTTGGTCCATTACTGTAGGAAGTTCTTCAAACTTAACTTTAGCTTCTTTCTCAAGTTTCTTTCTTTCAGTGATAAATTGTTTCTTCTGTTCCTTTGTAAGATACAGATTAGCAAATTCAGTATTAATATCTCTACGATTCCAAATATACTCTTTCTTTTTATTATCGTCAGCAAGAATATTATTCTTAAATTCTTCATATTTATTAAGAAGTTCTTCGTTACCTCCAATAATATTTTTCATAGCATATTCGTGGAACTTATTTTTATATTGTTCCCAAGTCATAGCTTCATAACCAAGTCTTCCGTTACTTTCAGCATCTGGAACTTTAACCATTCTATTGTCAAAGAACATACTAAACATAGCACCATTCTGCATGAAATGTTCACCCATACTATTAGGACTATACATAAAGTCTCTAATCTTATTAAGAACAGTATCAGCATCAAGATGTACTGTAGGTCTATTATTAACTTCATCAAAGTCAACAATATTCATAAACTTAACAAGCGCATCAGCAAGTGTTGTACTATCTTCATTAGCCATACCTCTAATAAAGCTTGGAATAGCTTGTCTCCACATGTTCTTTCCTTTTAACCAACCTGTAGGAGTGAAGTACTCTTTAGCTATATATTCTCCAGCAATAGCAGATTCACCAACAGTTATATTACCAATACCACCAGTAATGTTTAACATCATAAACTTAGCACTAGTAAAACTTTGAAGCATACTAGCAGTTTTAGTTAACTTATTCTGAGGAATTTTATATTGGTCATAAACTAATCTACGAACCCAATTATCAAATTGTTCTTGAAGACGAGTATCAGCTTTTTCAATATAAGAAGTTTCATCACTTGTACTAGTTTGACTATCTTTGCGTAAGTTATTCCAACCAAGATTAGTATCATAAGCTTTCATCTTACCTAACATTCTATGCGTATAGAACAATAATTGCTTATTGTCTTGAATAGCATTATAATGTCCGGCAGCACTAATGAAATCTTGAATAGCACCAATATAATCTCTATCAAGAAGTTTCTGATGTATTTCTTCGTTCTTCTTAGTTGCTTCATCCATACGTTTTTGATAAGCCTCTAAATCTTTTTCATAAGCTTCATCACTAGCATAAGTTTCTCTCTTTGGTTTAGTACTACGAATATTATCTAAGTCAACACTTTCCTTATTTTTAAGTTGTGTCATTAACATAGGCATATCAATAGTTCTATCCTCAGAGTAATCAATCTTCTCATACCAACTATCTTTACCACTAGGAAGTATATCACTAAACCCAATAAACTCTTTAGCTTGCTTTGCAGCCCATTTAGCATCATGTTCTGCTTTCTTAGCTCTATGAGGAGCCATTCCACTAGCAATAGCTCTCTTTGCAGTTTCAGTTTTAGCAAAACTCATAAGAGTATCTTGAATATATTGTTTAGCTTCCTGTTCATACTCATTAAGTCCTAAGTTATTATCATAACCAGGAACATGAGTAGTTCCATTTTTATCATCAGTTTCAACAGTTTTATAATTTTCATTATCTGTATAACCTTCGATATAATTTGGATTCTTATAATGAGCTTTAGGAGTAAGAGTAGTCTGAGTCCAATTAGGAGAATACTCACCATTATCTATACTAGGAATAACTCTTGTTCTATTCCAAATAGGAAGAGCTTCATAAGTATGAGTAAATGGATTGTAAACGTGATTGTTATCATACCATTCTTTATAATAAGCGATACCTTTTGCAAGAGCAGCGTTTTTAGCTTTATAATATTGAGGAGTATTAATAGTTTCAAGAGTATTACTAAGGAACTCTTGAGCTTTAGTTTTATCTTCAACTTCTTTCTTTTGTCTAGCTGCTTCTTTAGGGTCACGTTTATTTAAATCTTCCCAATAAGCATCATTAGGAGCAATAGTAGTATAAAGCCAATGATTTGGTTTTGGAGCTTTAGTTAAATCATAAACAGCTTTACCAGTTGTTTCATCAATAACTATCTTACCTTTCTTATCCCTAAGAACTTCATATCTACTATTAACTCGCTTCCATAAAGTATAGAACTCTGGTTCAGTTCGCTTCTTAGCTTCATCTTCTTCAGAATAATAATCTTGTTCATTTACGTTTTCTTTAGCATATTTGCTATATGATTGATAAGCATCGTAACTGCCTTTTCCTTTATTTTTCTTAGTTTTATCTAATTCATCATAAAGGTCTCCAAGAGCTTTCAAATCTTCGATACTCATCTTAGAAGTTTCAACTATCTTAGCAGCACTATTATAATACTTACGAGTAATATTATTAATCTTAGTAATAATCTCTTGATACTCAGGATTAGTCATACCACCACTATTAAGCATTTTGAAAAACTCACTAGGAGCAGCTTCATTAGTTGGTTCAGCTGAATTTATAAGATTTCTATCAGAGAACAAAGAAGTATTAGTTGTACCATAATTCTTCTCTACATCTTCTCTAATAGCTGCAATCTCTGTATCAGTAAACTTACTACCATCAATATTACCAAATTCATCATAAATTTGCTCACCTTTAGCAAGCTTTTCTTTAATGAGTTTTCTAGCTTTAGAATTTTTACTATTAGTAATACCAAGCTTTTTATAAGCATCTTCAATTTGAACTTTAAGAATATCATCTACTGACCAATGAGCATTATTAGCAATCCATTCTTTAGCTTTCTTATACTCTTTATTAGTTTCAAGCTGACTAGCTGGAGTAGTAATTTTACCGTTAGAATCTCTAACTTCAGCATTGTCAATAATATTAAGCATCTTATCAAGCATATCACGGAAACCATCTTTCTCTTCTTTAGCAGTATATTCTTCCTTAATATCTTTAATTCTTCTAAGATATTGGTCTAATTGAACTGCATCATTAAGAGACTGCTTACGAGCATTATCATAAACTTCTTGATTAGTTATGATAATACTATCATCAGGAGCTCGTTCAGTACCAGGAAATCCATTTTCATAAACTGGTTTATAATCATCACCAATAAATTGACTAGTTAAATCATTAATCTTAGTTCTAAGTTCAACAAGTTTATCTTCAAACTCTTTACTTAAAACTCCATCAATTCTACGACTATTAATTTGTCTAATAGCTTCTCTAAGTTTAACGTACTCAGAATAAATTTGAGGATGATTATTTATAATATATTCATCTTCATCATAAAGTTTCTTATAATAACTATCAACAAATTCACGATTAACGTGGTCAAGAAGGAATTTATCAAGTTTATGTTTAGCTTGAATATATTCCATTGGATTCTCTTGAACATTAACTCTAGCTTTAGCTACATTACGTTTAAGTTCTTTAATATCTTCAACAAATTTATCTGTATAATTACGAACTATATTTCCGTTCTTATCAAATATTTTATTGAGGTCAACTGAAGCACCAACTTTAGCAGCTCTAGCTTTAATGTCTTCAAAATGTTTTCCAAAAGCTACAGCAAAATCTTTTGCTTGACTTTCTTTAGCACGAATATCAGCCATTACTTTTCTAGTAACTACTTGAACAAGACTATTACCTTGTTCTTGTAAATCACCAACCCAAGCATCAAACCAACCACTAGAATGAAAACCATCAAATATACTAATAAGACCGTTTTGTATATTAGGGTCATTGCTAAGTTTCTGAAGATAATCAATTCCAAACTTAACTTCTGCATCATCGATAACAGAACTATTACTGAGTTCCTTAATCATTTTCTGCATTTCGTCAATGTAGAACTTCAAAGTAGGATTCTCAATTTCATCAGCTTTAATCTGATTAATAATTCCAAACTTATCAATAATAGCATTAGCGTCGGCAAGAGCTTCAAGGAACTGTCTTTGTAAAGCAGGATTATTCTTAATAGCTTCAATTACTTCAGGACTATTGATAGCAAAATAATTACCATTTTCATCTCTGTAGAATTGATTAAACTTTCCAAGAGTACTATTAACTTTATGTTTAAGATAAGCATAACCGCTATAAAATACGCTATCTTTAAACTCTTTATAGCCTTTAGTACTTTGTTCAAATCCTTCTCCACGAAGTTGACGCATAAGTTTACCAGCTTCTATATCCCCAAGACCGCTTCTACGATTAAGTTCTTTTACTATATTCTTTTCAAAAGAATCAGTAGTTGTTCTAAGACTTTGTTCAAGTTTAGAACTTGCAGAACCAAGAGTTACCTCTTCACGAGAACTAGCCATAGGAGTTTCTCTAACTATTTCAACTAATTGAGGTTTTTCCTCAATATGTTCTCCTGTACGAATATTATGACTTTCAATACTTACTTTAGTAGCACGTCTAAATAAGAAGTTTCCATTAATACTAATAGGTTCACCACTATTAGAAATAGTTTCACCTTCAACATGAATAGGAGGAGTAAATGAATCATATTTAGTTTTACCATAAAGATACATATTTTGAATAAAGATTCTATTACCTTCATAATTATTGAAAGTTTTAATAATCTTATCAATAGCATCTTTAGCTCCACCATTATCATTATTGGCATCTGACATTATATCAAAATGTGTAACAGCTTTGATTTTATTGACTTTTGTTGTAGCAACATGCTTCTTATACAATTCATTTAATTCATCTAATGTATAATCAGCAACTTCGCTGTTCATCAAGTTATCAATAACCGCTTCATAATAACTTGGAAGAGGAACACTATTATTAGCATTATTAATACTAAGTTCTCTATCTTCACCAGCTTCCAAACCATTTAATGGATAAGCAAAACCTATACCAGAACCAAGGTCAGGAGAAATAATCTTATACAATCTAGTAACACTTTCGTTATCTTCTTTTTTAGTAATATAAATATAATTATTAAATTGCATTGGAACAAATTTTGAATTACTCTCTCTAGCAAAGCCAAATTCGATAGCGTTATCTTTATCGTCCAAACTAAATTCATACATTCCTCTAGTTACAGTTTTGAACATAGAACTATATTTTTTATTCATAAACTTATGAGGAACATTAGTAACTCCTGGGTCAGTTCTAAGATATTGCTCAATTAAATCAGTTCTAGCAACAGCGTTATCAACTTGAGCTTTAATTTGAGCAATAACGCTAGTTCTAGCACCATTATATTGAACAAAAGTATTTTCATCACGAAGAGCAGTATTTTTAACACATTTATTAATAGCACCTCTACCTATTTTAAAACCTTCTGCTACAAAAGCATATTTAACCATATCCATAGCAGCAAGTTTAACTAATGGATTATTTGAATTAAATGCAGTATCAAAAAGATTATAAGCAGTTTCACTATCAACAGCATCTTCATTAAAACGAATAGTTTGACGACTTTGACCGTCTCTATTCATTTCATATTCATTAAATAAATTAGTATTTATATAATCGAATATACCAGCATCAACACTGTTAGCTTTAAGCCAACTAATTTTTTGAGCAGGACTAAGTTTACTCCAAGCATCTACTTCTTCTTGTGTAGGATTAGTTACATCTTTGACATTAAAAGTAAAATCAGGAGTACAACCATAACCCATAATTCTGAGAGCTTCATCCGTTTCATCAACTTCTTTATTTACTACAGTTTGTTTCTTCTCTACATCATAAGTATAGTTATTTACAACAGCGTCCGTCTGTTTATAAGCAGTATTAAGAATATATTGAGTAAAACCTTTATAATCTTTCTCAGTAACATTATTACTACCGTTTATAAATTCAATAGCTCTATTAGCAATTCTAAAATTATCTTGTTCTGTATCAAACAACATTCTATTTACAAGAATAGAAGGAGCACTAGCGTATTTTAAGAAAGCATTAAGACTAGGATATGCACTTTTAGCATCACTAGTAATATAACTTCTTAAACCTTTATTAGGATCATAACCGGCATAGATACTGTTAACAATAGAAGAAGTTCCAACAATTAAAGCTGGATGTTCATCTTCAATTAAATCTGCAATATCGTTAAATACTTTACGAGTAGCGAAAATACTTTGTTTAGCGCCAAATCTATCAGGGTTACAAACTCTTGCAGTAGAACCTATTTTATCAGAAAGTTTAGCTAAATCATTATAAGCAAAAAGAACAGCCCAATCAGTAGCAATATTACTAATATTTTCTTTATTAATATTCGTTTGCTTCACAAAGTATTTATTTAATGTATCACTAAACAATATATTGTTTGGTATTTCTCCTGCATTAATAAAAGCATTTACTAATTCTTCAATAGAATGACCATTTAATAATTTACTATCTGTATAAGCTACTTTAAAAGTTTTATCTTTATGATTATTAGCATATTGATATAACTTTTTTATGTTATTTGTAATCTCTTCAATACTTAATTGATTACCTTTATTGTTCCTAGCATTAGGAGCTTTTACTGTAGTTAAACCATAAGCTCTACCGTTATTAGAAATAGTGTTATCCATTATTTCTCCTTGTTGAACTCTTCCTTGATTTAATGCAACAAGTGCAGCACCTCCAGTTCCTTTAGAAGGATTACCATTAATACCTAAAGGATTACTACCAAATACAAATACAGAATTATCATTATAATCAATTAAACCGCTATATGTATTATGTTTAATATATTCATGTACTTTTACGGGGCGGCTATCATTATTAAGCAATCTCTTTGCTAGTTCATCAGGTGATAAAGTAATATCATTATGTTTATCTAGACTATACTTAACACCAAGTAATGCGTTAACTCTAGCAACTATTTCACCAAGATTCATTTTATCAGTATTAATACGATAAGTATTAAGAATCTCTTTACCTAATGATGCAATAGCTTCTTCTATTGGTTTATTATGTTTATCTGAATAAATAGATTTATTAGCATTATAAGCATTTACAATTCTTGTAATAGCAGGTTGCATAATAAAACCTACAGCAGTATCATAATTACTACCAATATCAACGAGAGTTTTATATACAGCAAAAGTAAAATCATTTACATTTGGAATAGCACCTTCCTTAACTGCATCAAGAATATGAGCAGTAGTTTGAGAACTATATGCAGTAAGAATATAACCATCTACATTCTTATTATCATTAGTCCAACCAAGAGTATTGTGCGTAACCACATAACCTTCATCAGTTTCTTCTACTTTTTCAAATCTCTTTTGAAGTTCTTCAAGATTATATTTATCTTTACTATATGCAATTTTAACAACATAGTTATCTGCAATATGAGGACGAACTGTATTACATACAGAACAGAAAGTATCTCTAGTAACACTAAACGCTTTAAGTTTAGCACCACTCATTACATCTTCTTGATAAGCAGCTTGGTCAAAAAAGTCATAAGGACTTCTAGCTTCACGAACTTCTTTAACTATTGGATTCATAACTTTATCACGAGCTGCAATAATACTCTCAAAGTTAGAACGAGAAAGGTTTTCTTCAAGAGATTCATTAGCTCGCAAAATATGAATCATATCATCAAGAAGTCTATTATTACGAGCTTCACGACTATTGTTATCAATAACATCACTATCAAACTTCTTCTTATAAGCTTCAAATTGCAGAAGTCTAGAACTTTTAGCGATTTGTTTAGCTAAACGTAGTTGTTCATCTTTATAAGCTTTTATAGCATTCTTAATCTTTTCAGATTTAATAGCATTATAGTCAAAATCATCAGATAGTTCAAATCCATTTATAACATTATTAAGAATTTGTTTTTTAGCTTCAATATAATCTTTTATAGCATCTAATTCTTCTTCAATATAAGTGTCTTTGAAATTTTCTAATCTATCACTAAGAGTAGCTATTTCAACTTCAAGTTGTTCTTGATACTTAGCTTTAGATGGTTTTGTTCCATAAGCTTCATTAATCTTTTTGTGAATAAGTTTAATAACTTCTTTAGTATCGTCATCAAGATTAAAATAAGCTTCTGATTCAATTTCATCAAATTTATTTTTAATTTCTGCTATTTCTGCTTTTCTAGCATCTCTAGCTTCAGCTTTTGTAGAAGCTTTAGCATCAGCCTTAATATTTTCAAATGTTTCATTATCAATACCAGAAAGTTTAAGACCTGTTTCTCTTCTAACATAATTAAGCCAATCATTTTCAGTTACAGTATCTTTCCAAGCAGCTCTTTTAATATTACCATCTCTTCCAATATAAGTATTATATTGAATACCATATACAGAGTCAATATCAAAGTCAGAACCAGTTTGAGAAACCCAATCATCAGGAACAACAATAGTAGAACCTTGAGCATCATCAAGTAAACCAACTACTTTCATTACACAAACAGATTGTTTACCTTCAGTTGGAATACGATAACCAATAAGAGTATCAAGACCAGCATCTTGAAGTTCTTTAAGAAGTTCTTCTTTGCTCTTTTTATAAGTACCATCAGCATTCTTAGCAAAGCCAAAGTTACTAGCAGGAAGCATTATCTCAATATAGCGTTCACCGTTTGGATGATATTTTAATTGTTTAGAATAACTAACTTGGTCTTTAGTAGCTTTAAAACCAACATTAGTAATCTGAGCAGCATGGAAACCAGGAAGTTCTTGTCGAGTAATAGCACTATTAAACATAGCTTGGGAAATACTCTCAAGCTTATTAATTACATTACTTAAATAAGTAGGCATTACAGGATTTGGACAACCATTAGCAGCTATAGGCATACTAGCATTAAGAGTAACAAAGTCCATCATATTACTATCAAGACCAAGTCTCATACACTCATCTTTGAGTTTATCAAAGAATACCTGCATATCTAGTCCTGTAATATTTCCAGCTTCATCAAATTTAATATTACCATCTTTATCAAGAGGAATCTTTAATTCATCAACAAGCTTATTAAAACTATCTTTAATATTAGCAACATACATATTGAAGAAATCTTCTTTATATTTATAAAGAGGACTATTACTATCAATATTATCAAGAATCTTTTTCATAATCTGAATACCAGCTTTATTCTTAGCATTCATGTGTTGAGGAGTTTCTTGCTGAGTATAAAGATGATTATAATCATATTCCTCACGATAATCTTCAGCTTTATTATTGAAATCTTTAAGATGCTCTTCAGTAACTTCACCAGTCTTTTCATCAAAGATAGTAAGCACTCTAGCTTTACCTGCTTTACTAGTTTCCTCAGTATTAAGCTGGTCAATATCATTAGCCTTCATTGCTTCATAAACTTGTTCAAGTTGAGTTCCTCTAATAAATCTTGGAACAAGAACAAATTCAGCATTCTTAATTTGACGAGGAGCAATAGTATTAAGGTCTTTGTCATAATATTGGTCATAGTAGAAGTTCTTCTGTACTTGAACAAACTTCTTCAATAAGTCAGCAGGAATCTCTTTACTTTCATCTTGAATAGCTTCAATTAATGGAAGATAATCATTAAGTTGACCTCTACCAGCAATACGACGAATCCATTCTTCAAAAGTAATATAAGACTGAGCATCATTAACAGTAGTATTACTAAAACCGCCACTACGTCTATAACTTCCATCATCATTAAGTTTTGGCTTACCATTATTATCATACATAATAGGACCACCCATCAAATCTCTAGCTTGTTCAAGAGTAAGTTTAGCATTCTTTACTAAGTCTTTTACAAGAATACCATCTTCTCCTTCAACTCTACCATCAGGATAAGTTTTAGCAACTTTACATTCCTCACTAGTTCTAATAGTATTCTTAATAGTAATACCATTAAACTTAGTCTTCTGTTGAATATCAAGACCAATAGCTTTAAGTCTAGATTGAACTTCAGGAGTATTAAGAAAAGATCCTTGAACTATTGCACTATTCTCTCTAAGGTCAAGACTTGTATCAACAAAACCATAAGGAACACCACTAGCTTGAGACTCTTTACTTCTTTTCAAGAAAGTTTGAGTATCTTTATAGAACTTAGTATCACCTTCAAATACATCGTTAAAAGCAATATATATAAGTCTATGATTAAGAGCAAAATCAATACTATTCTTTTCATTAATAAGATTATTAATGTCAAGGTCTTTGTATTCGCTCATACGAGTAATAGCATTATTAGAATAGTCAGTTACAAAACCTTTAACCATTCTAGTAATCATAGCTTCTTGGTCTGCACTAAGGTTAAGTTCTACTTCACCATTAGCATTAGTGGTGAAAGGAATAAAGCCATCTCTAGCCCCCCCGTAAAGAGAAGGAAACAAATATTTTAATAACTTGTCACCATACTTTGTAGTTGTACCAGTTTTATAATCTGTAAGAACAAATCTATCATCTTTAAAAAGAAGTCCATTAAATGCCCAACCATCACCTTTCTTTTCAATGAAATGTTTATGTCCTTTACCTATATGATAATTAGCAAATACTCTACGAGCAGATTCAGCATCTAATCCCCAACCTTTTTTAAACATTGGAGAACCATCATCATTGTATTTAATTTGACCTAAACTATTAGTTTCAAATACAATGTTGATAAAGTTTATCATATCCAACAGTTCCTGCTTAAATATATTTCTAAACTGTTGTACTATTGGATGATTTTCATTAATATCATCAACACTAACTTCTTTAGCTATAACTTCACCTTTAGCATTTTTAATAGCGTGCATCTTAGAGAACAAGCCATCAACTTTATATCTAGGAGCATGAACTACAAAGTTCTTTGGAGCATCAGAAGGAATACGCATAAAGTAATCGCCCATAAGCATCTTAGGATTTTGCTCTGTATTAAAGTATTGAGCAAATCCTGTATATACATAATCTCCTTTAGACATACCTGAATAAAGAACATTATCTTTAGTATTAGGATTTCCTGCACCATCGAACAAAGAGATATTAACCATATCTCTAGCATAATTAGTGATTTGAATATTACCGTCTTTATCTTTGTAGAAAAGACCATAATTAATTACAGCACCATTCTCATCACGATGTTCCATAAGAATACTACTAAGATTGTATTGTACTCCTTGGAACTTATACTTTCCATAATTAATAAGTTCAGTAGAAACTTTGGTTCCATCTTTCTGCTGTTCAATTAAAGTTGCTTTAACTGCATTAAGGAAATTAGTAATCATACTATCATTAATTTGGTCAGCAGACTGATTACCAAGAGCATTAGTAGAATTAGAATCAATATTAACTACAGAATATGGAGCTAAAGCTTTAGCTAATTCAAGAGCATAAGCTTTTGTATTAGTTGAAAGATAACCCTGTTTGTAAGCTTCACGAACACTATCTAAAGCTTCTTTCTTAGCTTTCTTATCTTTAATATTATTAGCTTCTTTAAATCTATTATCAAGATTTCGCTTATTATTAAGAGTTTCATTAGCATACTTTGCAGTATTCTCAAGATAACCATAAAGTTGAGTAAGATTATTACCAATATTTGGAGCTTTACCGTCAGCTTTTCCATTAAGTCTAGCAAATCTTTCAATAGCAGCTTTATCAATAGAAGGATAATATTGCTTTAAACGACTAGCAATAGCGTTGATAATATCAGCACTTAATGCTTGTTTATTTAAATCGAATCCTTTAGTTTTTTGAAGTTTCTTATAATCATCTATTTTAGTTTTAATTGCTTCAAGAATATCATTAGTATCTTCAATCATAATATTAAGAGCGGTTGATTTAATATCATTAAGATAGTTAATTCTTAAAGTTTCAAGTTTATCTGCCCGATTATTACTTCTAGTAGGAGAAACAGTAGTATCATCGATACGAACTTGTTGTTTTCTTATAGTTCTTCTTCTATAAACTTGAAATAATTTATAAGCAAAATCTGGTTTCTTTTTAAGGTCATTAGCTAAATAAGCAAGACCGGCATATTCTTTATTAGATTCTGCAATATCTTCAAGCTTCTTTAAAAAAGCAGCAATATTAGTAGTTTCAATATTTCCTCTAATGGCAGAGTTTACGACTTTAAAATCCATATAATCTACCATTCCAAGAGGATTACTTTTATCATATTGACATTTACCATCAGCACTTACTTCTGTACTACTAAGTTTAGGAATAGTTGAAAGATAACTACGAACAGCAAAACTAAAATCTTTCATAAAATCAGATTTAGTTCCATTATCTTCCCAACGAGCAGTAGTAGTATCTTTTTCGTTGTTACTTGCATTATCAGCAGCATTGTTAAGATTTAAATCATCATCATCTTCTATATCGAAACTTTCACTCCAATCTGCTTCTTGCTGACTTAAATCATCATCTTTCTTAAAACGAATTTCACCAAGTCTTGGGTCAGTTTGAATAACTTGAGTAAAATATTTAACTTTATCAGAAAGCATATCTTTAAGAGTAGCAAATTGATTTCTAAGTTGAGGAGTAGCTTTAGAAACTTCATCTTCAAGCTTAATAAAATCATTTCCATTGATATTCATAAGTTGCTTACGAATTTTATCAATTTCAGCAGGAGTAGGTTTAGTTTTTCTATTAATAAGAATACCTACTGCAACTCCTGACAACATACGATTAATAACTCTATCTGCAAGATTATTCTTTCTATCATCAGCGTGTTCATCAAGACGTCCTTTAATTAAATCATCATGATAGAACATTAACATTTGATTACCAGCCATTCTAATACCACAAGTTTTAGCAGCAGTACTAGTATATCCTTTAGCCTTAACATCAGAAATAAAAGCAGAATCAGTTGTATGCTCATTTACATTAAAATTTCTATTCTTATAAAAATTTCGAATAGCAGTAGCAACTTCTTTACTTTCATTATCATCATTAGTATTTGCATTAGGAATAGAACCATAATTATTAGCATAATATGTTTCAAATTCCTTGTTAAAACCAGATGGTCTAGAACCATCAATTACTGCACTCATTGAGCTGTTAAATAAAACATCATCGTTTCCAACTTCAGCTCTAAGGTTAGTTCCAACCTTAGTTTCATTAAACTTTAAATTACAATTATTAGCCATAACTATCTATATTAAGTTATTTAATATTTTAAAAACTCGCTGAGAGCCTTATGTCTCAGCGAGTGATTAATCTTATTTGCACGTAATCGAAACGTCACCTGACGCAAGTAAAGTGGCAAATTGCGAATGTTGCTCCATTGGGAGGCTTTCGATTGCCGAGTAGATGGATGGAAATTCCGGTCTTGACGAAAAATCTTCATAATTAAAATCATCATTACTACCAGCATCTAAATCAACATTATTATTTAATTCACTATCAGTTCCAGTAGTAGGAGTTTCATCTTCGACAATTTCATCTTCAACTTGTTCATCTTGAGTTTCTTCTATAGTTGTTTCTGTCTCAGTTTGAACATTTGTATCGGCATTTGTATCTATACTTAAAGCTTTAGCAAACGCATTATACTCTTTTTCTCTGAGACTTCCTTCAGCTATATCAAGTCTAAACAGTTTATTAATAAAGTCCATAATCTTTTGCCAAGCAGTTTTTGATTTAGATTTATCTCCAACATTATCTACTTTGACTTTATTAAGATAATCTATAAACTCTACATTAGTAAGAGATTCTACTATAAACTCTTCTTTAGCTCTATCAATTTGACCTCTATCTACATATTCTTTAAATTTGAAACTGTCTATATATTTAAGCCAATCTGTTATAGCTTCGTCAGTTAAAGTATCTTCAAAATTACGTCTTTCTCTAACATCTTTAATATTACCATCAGCAATATCTTTAAGGTCTTCATCAATAGCTTTACTAAAATCATCATAAATTTCAGTCATACTATTAAGGAACTTTTTATGTTGAGAAGGACCATAATCATGAAGTCTTTTATGAAGACCTTCGTGAATAAGTATTCTTACTTGACGACCACTAGTTTCTTTAAAGAAATCATCACCAACAACAATATCTCCTTTTTCATACATAGCGTTGATATTGTTATTCTTTTCAGAAGCTCTAAACTTTTCGATTCTATCGTTTGCAAAGATAACATTTTTTGGTAAAATACTAGTTAAATCCCCAGCATTATTAAGAAGATTTACAGCTTGTTCAGAAAGAATAGCTTTGGCAATATCAAGACCTTTAGTTTTACTATCACTTTCAATAATAGATTTAACTTGGTCAGTTGTATTACTAGCTACATTCCCTTTACGGGGGGGTTCTAGTGGCTTTTCTTCTTCTTGTTTCACCTCATCGCCTACAGTAAATTCAAGTACGCTATTAGCTTTCATATTAGACGAAAATCTTGAATAATTACTTCCATCAACTTGAGCTAAATCTACTCTAAGTAAATCGTTCTTAATCATAAAATCATTATATGATTCTTCAACATGATTAAAACCATTTTTACCATTATACTCAGGTATATTAATAACAAGTTTTCCGTCAGCATTTCTACTTACAAAACCTTTTAAAGGAATAGAAGTATTATTATCACTACTAAGAAGTTCATGAGCAAAGTTTACAGTAGCATTTTCTCTAAGGAATTGAACGAGTGCTTTGCCAGCTTCAGCTCCATTATCTAACAAACTATAACTACTAACTTTTTTACCATGTTCCATAAATACAAGTTGTGTAGGAGCACCAGTACGTTTAGTATCACAAGCATAAAGTGCTACAGCTTTAGTTCCAGCATTAATATAAGTAAGTCCATTGTTACGATGAAAAACACCACTAGTTTTAAATAGAGTACTATTATTGTTATAATCAAGAAGAGTATCAAGAAAACTTCTAAACTCATTCCAATTAGCTAAACTATCACCTTTCTGAAGATTAGTAAGTCTATCAATAATTTGACCTTCAATAGCGTTAGTTAAATCAGCAAGAACTTTACTATGTGTCATATCTACAAGTTTGCCATCTTCCTCATAGTTAGTAACTCCCCAATTTACAGGATAAGCATTAGTATAATCTATAGTGCCATTTCCATTATCAATAGCAATTAATGTTTGGTTCATTCTAAAACCAAGATTATCATTAGTTTGCTTACCACTAACTTCAATTTGAGATAGATTTCTAGCTAAAGCTATTCTAGCATCAGTTTTACTACTAATAGCAAGACTTGCAGGTTGAGCAAATTTAAATGCTTCTCCACGAGTTCCATGAGGAGCAAGTCTAAGAAGTTCGCCTTTACTTATTTTACTAACAGTAAGTTCTTGATTATTATTAATCAAAGCTAAACTGGTTTGATAACTAGTTCTAAGATTATCAAAGAATAATTTAATACTTTGAGGAATAGGATTAATATAAGATGTATTAGGATTATATCTCCATAATTTAACCATACCATCAAGAGCTTTAGCATAAGTAAAACCTTTATCTTCATTGATAACTATAAAATCATTATCTATAGCTTCTTGAACTTTACGATTATTCTTGAATTTCTCAACAAATGAATCATCATATTCCTTATCAAATGCTATTTTATAAAGAAAGTCGTTAAGTTTTCTACTATCTTCATCTTTTGGGTCAGCTATAGAAAGAATCCAATCTTTAACAGCACCATCATATTCAGCAGACCTACCTACAGTATATTTGATACAATCATTAACTTGAATATATCTTCCTGTTGATACATCAAAAGTAGGAATACCCATCCAACCAACAGTAACTCCATTATGTTGAACTAATAAAACTTCAGTATCAGCAGTAAGTTTATTTGCTTTCTTTACAGTAAGTTTGTCACCTTCTTTAATTCTATCAAGTTCTGCTAAACTTTCGTCAATTCTATCAGGAGGAACTACTTCACTAAGCCCACGAATATTAACTCGTTTAAGAGTACCAGCTTTAATAGCTTCAGCTCTACGTTCACCAGCAGTCTTACGAACATTAGTCATAAATTCACCATCATCAACTGAATCAGCATCAAGCATTACAAATTGCTTTTTACCTTCTTCAGTTTTAAGATATTCTTTAAGACTATTATAAATGAAATCAGCAGTATTCTTACTAGGACTATGTTCATTTATATATCGGAGTAAATCTTCGAGATTACCATAATATTTTCCATTATGCTGTCTGAGTTTAACTTCAGAAGCATAATGTTTAAGCATATTATTAGCAGCATCTTTATATTCATTTCCGAAAGATAAACTTGGTTTATATTCCTCTACTGCACTAGCAAGCATAACTTCACCAACACTAGACGCAAAAGCAGTTCCAAGAAGATTATTCATAACAGCTTTTACACTACTTATAGCACCATCAATATCTTCTTGAGTTGCTCCAAGCTCAATACCTTCATCTTGAAGGGATTTAATAAAATCTTCAGCAGTTAAATTACCTGCTTTAATTTCTTTACCACTAGTTCTAAGTTTTCCCATAAAATTAGCAGTAAGTTCAGCTCTATCTACAATTTGAGGTTGAGTAGCTGGTTGAGCTTGTTGTTGAGTAGTTTGTTGATTAGTATTAGCATTACCTTGTGTAGATGTACTAACATTAGAACCGGAAGACCCCCCCGTAAAAGGTGTAGAAGCATTTGATTGACCATTTCCTATTTGTACAGTTGATGGTACAACAAGTTTTCCTTTTTGAATATTAGTAGGATTATTATTATTATCATAATCACATTTTGGATTACTTTCTACAGTAACACCAGGATTATTAGCAAGTTCAGGATTTTCAAACAAATCTGCATTACTCATAAAAGCAACTTTATCTTCCTGACTAGCATTATCGTCAATAGCAAGCTCAGAACTAATAACTCCAGTATTAATATCTATTTTTACATTAGTTGGACTTACAGCTTTATTATTATTTAAAAACTCTGTGACACGCTCACCCACTTCGTTGCGTGCCGTTGGCTGCCCACTTTGCTGTTGCAAATTGCCTGTAGGCGTGTTTCCTTGCGCTGTAGGCGACTGTGGAGTGCTTGCTGGTTGATTGATAGGCTGCTGAGGTTGAGTGGCTTGTGACGCATTATTTGAGGTCGTTTGCGTGCTAGGAGGAGGAGTAGTTGTACTCTCTGGTTCAGCACCATTATTACTATCGTCTGGATTATTAACATTATGACTTTCTTCTCTTTCTTGACTATCAAATATGCTTTGACGAATACTAAGAAAATCTTGAATTTGTTCTCCTAAACGATAATTCTTTCCTTTAGTAAGATTAAGAATATCAAGAGCGTCATTAAATGCAGCTCTATCATCTTCATTCATAAAATCAAGAATAGAATCAATATCATCTTTACTTCTTTGATAATAAGCTCCAATAGCATCACCTATTCTTGCAGCAAATTTATCATTACCATACTTATCTGATAATTTAGTAATAGTTTCATAAGCTGAATCAATAGCTTTCTTACGACCTTCATTCATAGTATTATTCATAAATGAAATCTCTGTAGAAAGTTCATCAGCGTTATTAACCGTTTTACTTTCATTATAAGCACGTCTTAATTCAAGAGCGGTCTTATTAACAAGTAAAGCTGAAAGAGTACCATCAGTTCCATTTACTCCAATTTTATCAGTAGCTTGAAGTTTTTGATTAATCTTTCTGAGATAAGTTCCATGTTCTCTAACTTGATTAACTATATCAGTAGGATTTTCAAATTCTGCAATTCTAGGACTAACAGAGAACTTCTCAGCAAAGTTCTTTAATTCTTCAACAATATCATCATCAGTAAGCCACAATCCACTATTTGTTTTACCACTAAGTATATTAGCAAGAGTGTTACTAGCTTGATTAGTAAAACTTTGTACTTTACCTTCATCATTATAAGCACCTTGTAAAGCTTCGTGAAGAGCATATCTTAAACTATTAGTATCAATCATATTTTGATACTTATTCATAAGCTTATTGATATTATCAACAGCAACTTTAGTACTAATATTATTCATCTTCTTTTTATCGCTAAGAAGACGACTTCTTTCAGCTTGAAGAGTACGAAGTTCATTAGTAAGCAAAGCAGTACTTGCAGCAATTTGATATTGTTCGGGAGTATAATCTTCTCCCAAAATCTTTTTAATATCTTCATTATCAAAAGCAGTATTTATTTGCTTATCAAGTTCATCAATTTGAGCATTAATCTTATCATTGTATTGTTTATTAATAACATTATTACTAGCGATACTTTGCAAGAACTCTATTGGAAGAATATCATCAGTATGTTTAGTTACTCTAACTGCTTCACTTAAATTGACAAGTTTCTTTAATTCAGCTTCATAACTAGCAGTAACTTCATCCATTTTATCTAAAGCTTTTTGTTGGTCAGCTTTAGAATTAGCTTCATCGGTTACACCTTTAGCAACCATAGCTCTACGAACATCATCACTAGCCATATAACTTCTAAGCATATTAAGATTTCCATTATGAGCAGCATTTAAAGTCATGCCAGTAAGAAGTTCATCATAAGCTCGTTGAGCAGCAGCTTCTTTATCTAAATCATTATTGAAAGTTTTATCTTCACTGCTAACGCTAAAAGGATTATTTCCATCCTTAATTTGAGACATTTGGTTCCAATAGTTTTCTATACTATTATTCCAAGATTCAATATTAGCTTTACGAGCTTTGATTTCAGAAGTTTCACTAAGACTAAACATAGATTTTGGTTTACCTTCACCAGTTCTTTCGTCAGTTTTAGAATCAGCTCTATCTTTTAAAGTTTGACTAATTCTTCCAAAACCACTACCTAAATGATGAAATACAACACCACCCATTACTCCCCAGAATGCACTATCCCAAAGACCTCCACTTCGCATATACTTTTGAAGTCTATCATCAAAAGATGAATCACTTTCAAGTCCAAGATAAACATTACCAAGATGAGTACCTTCCATTTGTGAAATATAGTTGACTGCTTCTTCAAGACCTTCACTAAGTTCTCCAGCAATAACAGTCTTTTCATCTAAAGCTTTATCAATAATCTTTTGACCAGCTTTCTTTAAAAAAGATTGTTTAGCTTCCATTTCAGCTATTTCTTCAGGAGTTTTACCAAGTGTTCGTCTAGCATTACGAGCAGCAGAAGTTAAAGTAGAAGAACTAACTCCGTTCTTTAAACCTTTCCACATATTTCGTAAACCATATAGTTGAAGAATATCAGAACCGATATTTACATAGTTGGTAAGAAAGTCTTGATTAGCAGACTTTTGAGCAATAACTCTAGCAATATCTTCTTTACTAGCATTATCTCCACCAGCTTCATTATAAATATCTTGATTCTTATTGACAAATTCTGCAAACTCTTGTGTAGTCATTTTATTAAGTGTATCAGTAGCTGTATTAAATACATCACTATATACACCTTGTGCTTCCTGATAGTTCTCCATAGTTCTACTTAAAGTAGCATTTAAACCTGTTTCTACAAATCGTCCAGTTCTAGCACCAAGACCATTAATAGGAGCATCTACAAGAGTTTTAACTCCTTGTTGGAATTTATTCAGAGTTCTACCTTCTTTACTAAGAGCTCTATCTATTCCAACAAGAGCTTTAATTCCATTACGAGTAGCAGTTCCAAGTTTATTTGCAGCAGAAGCTTTAGCTAACCATTGTAAACCTTTAGTTGCAGCCATACTAGGAAGTAATAAAGTAACAGAACTCATAATACTTGGCATATTACTTGCCCACCAACCAAAATCAGTTAAACCACCATTAGTTATATCTAAATTTGGGTCAGCATAAATAGGAGCAACTTCAGTATTAAAGTAATCTTGCCATTCTTGAATCTTTTCACTAACAGGATTAGTATAATCATTATTAGCAAGATTTCCAGTAACTGCATTACCTATAAAGTCAAAGAGGTCTGCGGCACCTCTTACAGTGCCGAGACCAATTTCGCTAACTACTGCTTGACTAACAGCAGAACCTAATTTACGAAGATTGCTTTGAGATTCAGCAAGAACCTTATCTACGTCAACAATGCTAGCATTTGGAGTAACTCCATAATGACGAAGTTGGTCTGCTTTACCAGCTTGATTAGTAAGAACTTTACCACTAGTAAGACCTTCATTGATTTCTCTATCAGCAAAACCAGTTGCTAATTCAGCAATCTTTATAGGGTCTACAGTATTAAGTATTTTAGGACTTGGATGTTTCTTACTTTTACTAGGGCTAGGATTTATATAACTAGCACCATTAGTAGCCATATTTTTTATTTCTTCAAAATCCATATTAATAATTATCTTTAATAAATTTAAATTCTTGTGCTACAGTAATGTCATTAATTGGTTCTCCAGACTCAGTTAATGATTTAACAATAGCCTTTTTTATAACACTATCACCTTCTCCCATATATAAAGCATCAGCTATTTGTTGACGATTAAGTTCTCTTCTTAAAATACTTTCAGCTTGACCTCTAGTAATAACAGTTTGTTTACCATGAGCGTTAGTATAAAGAGCATTACTATTTGTAACATTACTGATAGTAGCTCCATTACCTAAAGTCTTAGAAGTACCACTAATGTTTAATTGAGTAGCTTCATCTCTAGCTAAAGTAGAAGTATTTCTTTCATAACTTTGAAGAACTGTAGAACCATTAGCTCCAACCATTGTAATAGTTTGTGGAGTACTATTTTTAGCTTTACCGATATTAAATTCAGTAACAGTTTGGGCTAAACCATGATTTCTACCAACAGTTACATTAAGAACATTTTCTTGTTTGGCTTGAGTTATAGCTTCAATATATTGAGCTTTTTCATCTTCTGGAATACGTTTACCATCAATATATAAAGCAGCATTCATCAATAAACTTGGATTAGTAAGATTATCTTCATCATGAGTAATTTTAGCAAGACCAACATCGTAAGTTTCTTTATTGATTTGTCCACTTGTATATTTGTCAAATAAAGCATTTCTATCAAGAGTAGAACTATACATTTTAGAGTTAACTGGAACTTTACCAAAACCTCTACGTTGATTAATTCTATCTGCTGCATATTTAGCAGATAATGCTGGAGCACCTCCCATTTTTTCAGTAAGATAATCCCAACCAAATACATCTTTACTTCCAAGACTTTCAAATTTATTCCAAGAACCTACACGTTTTCCGTTATTAGTCCAAATAAGACCAGAACCACTATTAAACCATAATCCTGCATCACCAAGGGCATGACCAAACATTGTTCTAGTTGAAACAGCAGCATCAGAAAGTTTACTTAACCAAGTATTATTTTTATTAAAACAAATAACTTTATCACCATCAATAGTTTTAATTTTAAATCCTTTTCTTCTCCAATCTGAATCACTATGACAACCTAATTGTTGAGATATTTCGTTAAACGCTTCATCATCTTTACATTTATAACCCATTTCTCCACCAGGATTATCTTTAAATAAATCGTTTATTCTATTATTATATTTAATAGCGTATGTATTTCCAGCAGGAAGTTTACCTCCAGAACGTCTAGCAGCATCAAATGCTACAGCGTCTTTTTCTTCATCACTAAGACCTGAAACGTAATGGTTATATTGATTACCATAAGTTCTTAAAGTTGTAATTGCTTGTCTAGCTTGATGTCGTACAACTGGGTCTTTACTAGTCATACTATGACGACAAAGATTAGCAAGTCCATCATAATCTCCTTTTCTAACTCCTCTTTGGAAAGCGTTACTTCTAGAAAGTTTTGGGAACAAAGTTCTAAGAGTACTAAGAGTTTCATCAAGACCAGCTTTAGTTGTACCAATAATATCTGGAACTTCTACATCAATAGCAGCACCTTCGTTTGTAGCATCAAGATTCATATTTAATGCGGCAGCTTGTTGAGCCGCAGCTTGACGTGCAGCAACATCTTGTCTATATACAGCTTGACCACTACCAACTTCTATATCCGAATCGCTATTATAATAACTCATAGCATGAATACCTGGTTTAACTCTCTTTGCAAGATATTCTTCAGGACTAAGCAAAAGACCATTTTCAGTAATATCAGAATCAATATTCTTTTTCTTTTCTTCAGGAGTCATTTTATTATATTTCCAAAGAGCAACATCATAATCTTGTTGAAGACTTGCTTTAGCACCAGGAGTTGTATCAATAGCAGATTTAAGAGCATCATTTAAATCTTTCTCACTAACATATTCCCAACTACCAGATTTCTTATAAGCTAAACCATAAAAATTTTTACCTGGGTCAGAAGTAAGATTACCATCAGCATCAACAAACTTAATATCGCTGACTCCACTACCTTTATGAACAGCAACCCATTGTTTTGCTTTAGTCATAAGATTACTTAAATCAACAGTACTAACTGGAGTTCTATTTGGTTCCCAATTTGTACCACCAATAATATGTCCTTCTTTATCTACTTGGTCTTGATAATGATAAGGATTGTTATCTTTAGCCCAATTCTTAACATCTTGAGTAATATCTTGTCTCTTATCAAGATTGTCCATAAAAGTTTTATATGCAGCTTGTGCTCTAACTCTTCCAAGAACAGCAGGGTCAGAAGCTACTTGACCAGCAAGTTCTCTTGCAGTATTAAGACTACGAGAATAATCTCCATACATAGCAGCATCATCAAGTTGATTCTGAATATTTCTAACATATCCAGCTTTCCAACTATCTTCAGCAGCATTAATATCTAAATTAGCTAAAGCCATTTTAATTTGGTTCTGAGTTTGTAAACTCTCTTTAGCTTTCTCATCAATTTTATTAAGAGCATTTGTAAATGCTTCTACATTTCTACGATGAGGGGCTCTTAATGGAACAGGATTTCCATAATTTATTACGTTTGGCATATCTATTTATTTTTTATTATTACTAATGCAAATATACGATAAAAGTTCTAGTGAACAAAATTTCACTAGAACTATTTATTTATTTTAAATAATACCGTATTTGATAAGATTCTTTTTACTCATTCTACCTTTAATTAAATCAGCATAACTATTTCTTCTTTGGTATGCTTTGTTCTGATTCTCCCATCTGGTAAGAGCATAACTGTATTCAGTATTATCTGAATAGTCTTCTCTCTTAGGTTTAGCACCTGGATTTGGAATATTCATAGCTGAACGATAAATACCTGCAAGAGCAGCATCATCACCAACATCAACACCAAGTTCAAGCAATCTAGATGGAGTAGCATAATCAGAAGCAGCAACTCCCATAAGCATAGCTTGAGTATCATCATAATTTTGACGACCTTGACTAATAAAGTTTTGGAAACTGTTTCCAATACCTTGAAGAGTACCACTAAGAATTTGTCCTTTAGCAAGTTCAGCTTCATTCTTAGCTTGAATAGCAGCATTCTTAATACTAGCAACAGTATTATAATATTGATTCTTAGCAGCAGCATTTCTAGCTCTAACTTGTTGTTCATTCAAAAGATTCTGATTCATAAGTTCAGTTTCTTTATTAGTCTTTTCATCAGCAAGTTGATTAAGTTGATATAAAGAATTAGTATCAACACCTTGCATACGACCAACAGCAGTACTACCACTCATAGTATTTCTAAGAATACTATTTCTACTATTTAAACGATTACGTTCAACATTAGATTTTTGAGCTTCATTATGATAAGTAGTATTAAGAGCAACTGGACTTTCCTCTACAAAGTTTGGAAGATTATAATCAAAATTTAAATTTTTATAAGCACCCAAACCAAGAATACCTCCTCCAATACTAGAAACTAAATCAGCTCCAAGACCATACCAATCAGCATCACGAAGTATCATACCTGACTTATTACCAATATAAGTTGGAATAGTCTTATTTTCAGAAACTTTAGAAGTTGGAGTAGTAACTTGACTCGTATAAGGAATAGTAGGAGTACTCTTAGTAATTGCATAAGGTACTTTAACATCATATTTATTAGATGTTGTCCAAGGACTTATACCACCTTTATCGTTAGCTTTTTGTTCTTGGTCTATAACATCCCAATAATCAAAATTATTATTTCTACGATAAGGATAAGTTACATCACCCCAAGCAAGTTTACTTCTCATACCTTTTACGGGGCGGCTTTCACAACCTAATGCTTTACGCATTCTAGTTTTTCCACCACATCGTTGTCCTAATCTAAATTTATTTCCCATATTAATTAAATTATCTTTAATATTACCTTGCAGTAAATTAGGGTCTGGATTATTTACTGGAACAACACCATGACCAACAGGAGTAGGAACTTCAATATACTCAGGTCGAATAATAACTCTAGTATTATCTGTAGGTTGAACCATTCTAGCTTCAGCTTGTTGTTTAAGAATAGCTTTAGTTTCATTACTATCCATTGGAATAGGATTACCAAACCAATTTCTTTCCCAAGCTCTACGTTTAGCTAAACCACTCATACCTTGTCTATTTTCTCCAATAGTCATACTTTGTCTAATACCAGCAAGACTATTATTGAACGCACGTTCATCACCTCTATCTACTGCACTATTTAAATTTCTAAACCATTTACCAAAAGCATTTTTGAAAGTATCAACTCGACTATTATAATAAATACTATTAAGAGAATCTCTTTGATTATCATTAAGATAATTATAAGTTCTTCCCATTATTCGTCTAAGCTCTCTTTCTTTAGCACCAATAGCATCGCCTTTGAACTTTCTATTTTGACCTGCAAAATCAGAACCTTCCCAAGTTGCTATTTGTCTTCTCATACGATTGGAAACTCTATATTTATTAGTATTATAAACTGGAGCTTTCCAACCACCATTTCTAAGCTTTGTTCTACAACCTAAACTATTTCTTTTTCTAGATGTAGGAAAAACATTAACTCTTCCATTAAAATAACCTTCACCACTATTATTCATATACTTGTTTCTTCTACTATTACCGCTATTTCCAAATTGCCAAATATTTGGAACAAAAACGTTTCCATTCCAAGTACCTCCAGGAATTTTATCGTTAGAATATTTACTTTCATTACTAAAAGTAGGATGTTTAGGAGTTTTACCTATATCTGTAAAATGAGTTCCTTGAGGAGCAAATCTAATAAGAGCTCTTTCGTATGGAGTTATAGAGTTATAATAAGCTCTATAATCATAAGTAGGGTCAATAAAAGAAATACCTAAATTGCTAGAAGTATTTCTAGCCCAATCATAATAAGGTTCAATTTCAGCTCCACCTCTAGCTTTTTTTCTAAGTTCAGAATAACGAGAATATACCTTAGCTTTAACATCACTTCTTCCATGAAGACAAGCAAGTCTTAAAGCATCAACAGCATCAGCTTTAGTTGGAATAGGATAACTTCTACCACCACCTGCAAAATCTTTAGATTGTACAGAAAGATAAGGATGTTTAGAAGAACCTCTATCTTTAGAAGTTAAACCACCATTTCTAAGTTTGCAACGACCACCAAGACGATGTTTTACATAAGGAGATGTTCTATACCATTTTTGAATTTCTGGACTTCCCCAAACATCATCGGCTTTGCTATTAACTAAATTTTGTTGATTAGGATTACCAGCGTTATATGTTTGTGGAGAATCTTTATAATGCTCAAAAGCTAATTGCAAAATAGGAGTATTGATATCTCTCCAAAATTTAGAACGTTTTCTTTGAAGACCTGGATAAGCTTCATGTTTAACTTTTAATCTATCAAGTTCTTCACCGTTAACTATAGTTGGAAAACCAAAACCAGTTACAGTACGTTTACCATATCTTTTATTTATAGCAAAATCATCAACATTTGTTGGAGTTCTTTCAGGAATTAAATTTTCATAATTTACTATTTTATATGTAGGTATTCCGTATTTATCTCTAATTTCTTTTGGTTGAGTATTATATGTATTTAAGTCTTTAGCGTTATTTGCATAACCAAAATAATTACCAAAAGCACTTTCTTGACCAACTAAACCTAAAGCAGTTTTAATAGGAAGACCAGCTTTACTTGCATATTTAGCAATACTATCTAATTGATTAGTACTAAGTATAGTTCCTGTTAATTTTCCAGCATTTGTAAGTTTAATTTCTTTTTCTTTAATATAAGGTATTCTTTCATTACCTTGTTTTCTAATAGCAGCTTCTACTTCTCGTTCTCTATTAACACTTCTTCTATAACCTAAATTTGTTTTATATTTATTATTTTCAGCTATAGCTTCTTGTTTAGTTTTAAATACTTTGCCTGTTGCTTGAGATTTATAAAAATGTACAGTTTTCTTTTTAGGAGTATCATTTCCAAACAAACTATCAATCCATCCGATACCCCATTTTGCTCTATCTCCACCATCATTAAGATGATTTCTTCTTTTAAACTGTTGCTGAGCATTAAATACTTTATCTTTATTAGCTCCACTCATTACTGCTTGAGCAGGACTAATTCCTCCTAATATAGGTTGAGCACTAAAGATTCTTAGAGCACCATTCTTCTTCTGAGCAACTTCACCACCTTCAGCTTCAATTTCATTTCCACCAACGTTAATACCAATACCTGTTTGACCAGTCTCATTGGTTTGCTCGTGAGAACCCCCCCGTAAAAGGTATGTATCATTTCCAATCTTAGTAGCATCACCTCCATCAGTAATATAAATTCTATTACTTCCTAAATGTTTATTACCACCAAGACGATACTTTAAATTATAATAATCTTCATCATTATAACTTTTTGTAGCAGCTGCATAACTATTCAGCGTACTAGCAAGATTACTATTATTAGCTAACTCAAGTTGGGTTTGAGCAGCTTCTTTCTGAGCTTCAATTTGTCTTTTGATAGCTCTAGCTTGAGCTTTAGAACTAATAGCACTACCAATTAAATTCATAGCACCACCAACTAAAGCACCCCAAAATGCTTTAGGTCGTTCACCTCTTAATCTATTACACTTCTTTGTCATAATTAATATTGTTGAATATTAAACGTTATATTTTCAAGTTTAAATCTATGAGCAGCACTATCATTATTAAATATAAATCTAGCAACAATATACTTTCCATAAATTAAACTTCTATTATCGGATTTATATAATGGAGAATTCTTTAAATCTTTTTCAGTAATAGAATGAACTTCATTTTGCTTAGTACTTGGATTATAATAAATATAATTACAAGCTCTTGTAAGTTCAGTTTTAGATAATTCAGTATTACCTTCATTAAAACCATTTCTAAAGTAATTAAAATTCCAACTACCTTTGTCAAACTTAGCAAACTTATAATCATCATAATGATTGAAAGTATTTTTATTGTTTTCATCAGTATCATTAGAACCATCACTAAGTTTAAGATTTATAGCTTGAGTTTCATCCGTGTAAACATCAAGATAATAACCAGCATATCTACGTCTTAAACCATCTTCAGCTACATTATAAATATTTTTAGCATCTAAAGAATATCTATTATCAAAATAATTAAGAATATAATTAATTGATTCTAGAGACTTAGAATTATTATAATCGTTATTATAAATAACATCAAGATAACTACAAATATTACTGGGAGATTCCAAACTTGGTTTTTCGTAATCAAAATAAAATGGATTTCCTTCTCCACTAATATTATATACAAATCTTAAAGAATCTGAATATGTAGGATTTCGTTTTTTATCATTATAAACAAATACATTTCTAAAATAATAAATAGCATTATTAGTATCTAATATTGTTTTCTCTTCTGTTAATTTTTCTATTGTATTATCTATATTTGGTATACTTCCGTCTTTAGTATAAATTGTATATAATGTACCATCAGATTCGATATTAGGAAATTCTTTAATGTTCAAATTTTTAATAGCATCAAAATTACCAGTAATTATTATTCCTGCTTTTCTTCTTTTATCTCCTGGTCTACCAGTTCCCATATATTTCCAACCAATAATCGGTTTTAACATCTTAACTTCAGGAATCTTATATACAAAATTAAGAATTACATCTTCTGATTTATCAGTACTGTATTCAGTATTATAAACAAAACAAGTAATTTTAGTACTATAATTTAATTCTACATTTAATGTATTACCTGTAAAATCAGCATAATCAAAATCTATATATTTATTGTTATAAGTTACTCGAACTTTAATTTTACTAGTATCAGTAACTCCATACATAGAACCATCGTTAGTAAAATCATGAATACTTATTTCGTAATGGTTGTTATCTACTTGAGTTAATACAGGATTTGGATAAACATAAGGAACTCTATGTTCAGGTTCACTTGTACTATGGTCAACAGTATAACTTTTAGTAGCAACTAAATCTCCACATTTATACCTATAATTAATAACGTGGCTTTTATTATCATTATTTGGTATAGTCTGTATAGAGTTTGTTTCGTATTTAGTACTACTATCAGTTACATCTTCATCAATAGCAAATCTTACTCCACCGAAATTACCAATATTAATAAAAGAAAAAGTATCAGTTAATATCTTTTCTGGAATAGTTTCTCTATGAGTAAAATTAATATCTATTTTATCTAAATCTTCTTGAACTGGAAAAGTATTACTTTTACTAACAGTTTTAACAACTCCATTTTTTGTACCAGTAATTTTAATATTATGTGTAGAACCAGGAAGTCTAGAACTTAAAGAAACAGTTGTAATTATATAAGCTCTACCAAATTGCTCTGATGTATCAACATCACCTTTTGCTACTGGAATATTATCAAGTTGTATTTCAATATTAACTTTCCCAGCTCCAGACATAGCATCTCCATCTATATAATATGTTAAACGGATATTTCCATTTTCTTCATAATACATATTATAAATACCTACACCAGTTAATCTTTGTAAACCCATATTTATTTAGTATATATTGTTGGATATAAAACGTTATTAACACTAGCAAGATTTTTGTAATCAGTTTCAGATTCGTCAAACTCATATAGTCTAGCTCTATCAACTTTTTCGTTAAAGAAATAACTATTATTATAAGTTCTATAATTAGCAGTAAAAGCATAATCATGAATACTTATATAATCATTAAGATTAAAATTATAACTTAAAGTTATATAGTATTGTTTCTTTTCAATAGTTGCACCAACTGTTTGATTTAACCAAATGCAAATAAGCAATCTATTAGTTTTCAAATCTTCTCCGAATACAACATAATCTATATCGAGAGATTTAATCAAGTTATTTATATTAGTTGAAAGAATTTCAGCTTTACCATTTTCAAACTTGAATATAACTTTATTTACAGAATCAAACCAAATATATCCATGTTTACTAAGAATAGATTCTTCTTTTCTAGCAAGACCACCAAATCCTTCATTACTTGGAAGAACTTCTTGATAATCAATATCGAATACATCTGGAACTTCAAGTTGACTCTTTTGTGTAAGTTTTGGAGTTCTATCAAATACAAATAAACTATATTGTGTATGAACTAACATATAAAGACCAATACCTACAATATTAGTAATACTACCTTTATTTTCAGTTATGATTTTATATTGTTCAACATCGAAATTCTTAAAACCATTAACAAGACTTTCATCAGAAATTACATCACTTCTACGAATAGTCTTATCAAAAGAATCAATATAGTCTTTACTATAATTAGTATAGCTCTTTAATGGAGAAGACTTATAACATTCTTTTAATTCAAGAAAATCTCTAAGTCTATCAGGACTAAGAACTTTATTGTAATAAACTCCTAAAGCTTTACCTTCTTCATTAGTCAAAGAAACTGCTCCTTCATTATAATCCTGTTTAATAGAATAAGCATTAGTAGGATATTTATTATAGTTATAACTATTATCCATACTAATAGTATATCCATTCAATTTTTGAGAATTAGTATTTAAAACAAATGAAGCAGTAGGATTAGCAATGATTTCTTTATCATAAGTAATTATCTTATCTTGATTATAAAAACCAGGAGTATACTTATAGTTATCTTTACTATATCCAGTTTCATAATTGTTATCTGTTACTCTATAAAGAGTTTTAACAGCTTTGTTATAAACATCTTTGTTATCATTATAAACTACAAGTTTATCACCAACATTACCTTTAGGAAGAACTCCAAAAGAAACATTAGGATGAATAGTAGGTTTAATATGACTAGTTAAACTTTCAGTTTCATAAGCTCCTATTTTATCGGATTTAACAAATGAATATCTATTTCCTTGAATAGAATCTTCTTTGTATTCAAAGTTTGTATTAGTAACAGTAAATCTATGTCCATTTAATTCTCCATTAAGAACTGTACAAGGATAAGCCATATCCTCAACTTTTTCATAAGAACCAAACCATCCAATATAATTAGAAGGAATTACATCAACTTTAAATCTTGGAAATATAAGTATATTATCGTTAGTTACAGTAGGAACTCTAAATAACTTATTACCAACATTATTTACTACTACATCAAACTTAGCTCCAGTATCAGCTTCTTTATCTGAAATAGATTGAGCACTTTCTTTATCAACTTCATTTTGAACAATAAATCCATTGGTAGCAGAACCATCTTTTCTAATATAATGAATATAGAAACTATAAATCTGACCAGGAATTAAACTTCTAAAATTATTAAATGGAGAAGTATGATTATTAGAACTAATAGTAGTAGCTTCATAAGCAGAACTATTCATTCCATATCCCATAGTATAATGATATGGAGGATTATAAAGTAACGGTTGATTATAAAAACCAATTTGATTTATAACAGAGCCATTTCTAAAGAATAAATCTTGTTCAATTAAAACTTGAAAATCAGTACTTTTATTCATTAGATATTCATTTCCTTCAATAGTCATTACAATATAACCATTACGAATAGCTATCTTGTCAATATTAATAGCTTTTTGAGTATGAGACCAATAAATACCAACTTGTTTATTTATACCTTCAGCAATAATACCTATATATAAACAAAATCTAGCTCTACTATAATAAGGTTCATCCTTAGAACTATTAGGAAGATTTTCAAAATGATCATGGTCAATACCTATACTACTTCCAAAACCAAATATTTTAATAGATGAAGTAAAGAACTTTCTAATAAACTCTGTTATATATTCTGGTTTAATAACATACTCTATTAAGTCATCTTTTTTATTAATAGTATATTTATCAGCAGCCCAAACATCATTTACAGAAGTAGATTGTCCAATAGCAAAATTAGTTGTAATAATCAACTGTTTAGTAGTAACAACTGATTTACTATAATCAGAAATATTTTTAGTTTCAATATCAACATGAACATTTTTACTATTACCAGTTAAATCTTCATTAATGTGTTCGTTATAATTAGATACATAAATTCTATTATTGTAATTAATTACATTCTTAACATCATAAAGTTGAACTGGTTCACGAAGCATTTCATCAACACTTTCTTCTTCAATATAAGTATTAGTATTAAACATTAAAGAAGTTATATCAATAGAATAAGTATTAAATATTCTACCATCAACAGCATCATTATGTTTAACAATATAACCTATTTGATATTTAGTAAATTTATAACTCTTATCTATATCAAGAGTAAAGTAAACTCCTTTATTAGATTTATCATTACCATTTACTAAGAAAGGTTCAAATTCTGTAGTAGGATTACCATTACCATCAGTATTATAACGAGTAAGAGCAGATTTACTATCGAGAAAGTTATGAATAGGAACATCTTTTCCTTCATCGTTTATAATAATAATGTCATCAGTAATTTGAAACCATTTTGTATAATTGTAATCGTCGATTTGATAACGAATAAAGAAAGTATAAACTCCACAATTAAGAGAACCATTAGTTATATCATAATTAACTTTAGCTTTTGGAATACTTTCTTCAATGCCATGTTCGAGACCAGTAGAACCTGTATTTAAGTTCCAAGTTTTAAGAGGAACATGAATTTTATTATTATTCAAATCAACAGCATCACTTTCAGCTACTACAATAATTAACTCACCTTTATAGTTGTAAGTATAACTACCAGTAATCTTTCCACCGTGATATTCCCAATTTGTAGAAACTTCATAAGCTTTACATTCATCAGGTTTACGATAAATTCTAGCTTTTTCTTCATAAGCAGAATACGTAAATATCACAATTTCTTTATTACATGGAATTACACCAACTATATATTCGCTAGGATGATTAAAAGTATCTGAATCTTCATCATCGCTATTTGTTTCAAAAGAAACTCCAAATCCGTATTCGTTAGTAAAATAACTACCACTATCATCAGTCATAACATTTTTAGCAGCAATTAAACTACCACACTTAACTTCTTTAGGATTTCTATTTAAATCAAGTTTTGGTATTATTTCCATAATTATCTTCTTGGGTCAAACGTTGAATTATAGAAGAAGTTTCTCCAGCCTTCATCACTATAAATATCATTACGAACAGAAGCAATAGCTTTACTCTTTAATTCTTTCCATTGGAGATATGGATTTGTAATAGGACTATTACTTGTTAAACTATAAACTTGATGTTTACTTCCTCTACTTAAATACTTATAAAGTATATAATAACTTAAAGCTTCCAGCAGAAGACCATTATCGTAAACATAAGGAACATTGCAATCATAGTATTCATCATAATATGTTTTAACTTCACGACTTGTAACAATAATATAATCAGTATCAAAATTTAATTCAATATGACTATCATCTGTTACTACATAATTTCGATTGTCACCATCAATAATAGTTCCAACTTTCATAAAGTCTACTCCGGTTTTATTACTATCATCAATAACAGCAATTTCTTTAACGACAGAAGAAGCTGAATTAACATTTCCACAACAAGGAATATTAACTCCAGCTTCTTTTATTTTACAACCATTATGGTCATATATTTTAAGTTCACTAGTATCTAATTGACAAGGAAAAATAGCTATTCTTCCACTAACTTCAACCTTACGAGTTTTAAGTTCAGTTGGAAGACACTTCATTTGACTAAGCGCATCTATTATCCAAGCAGCAGCACGAGGAATCCAATCACTTTCACTAATATTAAAGTCGTTGTCTACCTTTCCTACTATACGTCCCATAGAGACTCTTCTTTTGTTCTTCATTTCTAATAAATTTAGTATATAATGTTTTATCTGCTTGAGTACATAAAACGAATTTGTGTTTCATAGAAACATCTAAATCCATAATTTTATTTACATCATTATTTGTTAGTTTAAGAAGTTCTTCATTAGAATATGGTCTAAGTTTAATATCTTTAGTATCAATAGCTTTAAAACACAAAGTACGACCTTGCACTTTAGAACCTAATAAACAATATTCATACCAAACTTCATCAGCTTTGTAAACAGTAGCATCAACAGCATCGTATTCAATACCATGTTCTCTACAATACTCAGCATCGTCTTTATTATAAATTTGTTTACCTTCAGCAATAAGTTTTTCTTTATTTCTTTTAGTTGCTTGAAAGTCACAAACTTTAGCTCCAGTATTAAGAACTCGATTGATACAAATCCAACCAAGTTTATCTTCAAGACGATAACCATTTCCTTTAAGAATCAATTCTCTTTCTACAGTATTATAGTAAATTTTAACTATACGCTTATACTCTTTTAGAGAAAGATTAATCATCTTATCATAAAGTCTAATCTTTTCTGTTTCTTCATAAATCTTCCTCAAATCTACAGCATATCCAACAAGTCTAAAACATAGATGTTTCATCTCTGGGTCTTTACGCTCATCTTCAAACATACCTTTAGCTGCATTTTCAAGACGACCATTAATATATTTGTTTTGTTGAAACTCAGGATAATCTATTACTGGATATTTGAATTTATCTACATCAGGAACAATAGCAGAACGTTTAGAAGCAATAGTAGCATTTAATTCATCTACAGTTATTCTTGCACGTTCTCGTTTAATTTTGTTTTCTTCAATAAAATCTTTATAGTATTGAGGAACATTTATAGACTTCTTTACTTTTATCGGCATAATTAATCATATTTTATTGTACTAGGGATTTCATCAGTTTCATGTTTTTGATTTAATAAATCCCTTTTAAATATTATATCTTTAATTTGACCAACCATATCTTCACTAAGTAACCATTCGTTATCATCATAGATTTTATTCTCGAATGTAAGTTCACCATTAATATCAGCAATTTGATTTGGTTGCTCAAAACTTGATTCTATTACTATAGCACCTATACTAATAGGCTTATTGTTAGCAGGAGGAAACAAATAAATATATTCATTAATATAATCATAAGCAATAGCTCCACATAAACCTGGAACACTTCCACGAAATCTAGCAGTAGTTTCTTTAATATAAGGAAGTTCTCTATTATTACGATAACCTGCTGTACTAACTCTGTCAAAAGGAAGATTATTAGTAAGTCTAATAGGTCTTGGAACCTTTTGATTAGTTCTTTTAATTTTATCTATTGGAATATCTTGAAGTTCTTCTGGAAGTTCAAAATCTCCATCAACTACACTAGTCAAAGTAACTTTAAATCTTTGAGTAAGTAGTTTATCTACATAGTTATGATTTTCATAACTTCTTCTAATAATTTCAGCTCTAGTATGAATTATTACACTTCTAATCTTTTCTCTTAGAGAATGATTATTAGGTTGACCATAACTATGAGCTATTTCGCTAACTAATTGTGCAATACTACTCATATCAATATGTAAATCATTAAATACTAAAGCCCCCCCGTAAAAGGTATCATCAGAAGAATCATTATACAATTAATTGTCATATCCTTTACGGGGGGGCTAGAATAAATACATTATCTTAGCCTATTCAACTTCACAAGTTGGAAGTCTAATTCTATTAATTTGTTTACTACTCATAACTTTAATTGTTACATTATTAACTCTATTGTAAGGAACATTATGTCTATGACTGCCAATACTAAGTAATTTAATTATCAATCTATTTAACATAAATTCCTATTCCTTACGCGTGCAAATATAATCATTTTCAGACAGTTATCCAAATATCAAACGCCCACGTATATGCCACTGTGTGCGCACACAAATCGTGTCGGACGGCGGTCGTGATTAATTAATCGACTGATATACATGAAGTTGGGAGAACGCAAGCAAATGCGTAATCGAAATTTAATTATGATTAGAAGTATTATTGTTAATTATATTATTAACATCTTTAGTAACTCCAGGATATGAAAAACCCCTAACACCATTACTGACATTAGGGGTACGGACACAAACGTATCTAGTAGTTACAGAGTTACATTTGAATAATTCCAGCAGTTCTAAGATTAACAAGCAAAGTATTAATTACTCCAGCTACTGTTTCAATAGTAGCAGTTTCAGCATCAACATTTACTATGTTTGTAATAGCTTTAACTCCACCAAGAGTTGTCTTAGTAGCAGTTGGTAATGTGTAATTTTGCAGATTAGCTAATTTATTCTTTTCTGCTGTAGTATAATCATTACTGGATAATTGTTTACCTTTAACTTTATCTACTTTATTATTTAATTCAGTTGAAAAGTCTTTTAAGGTAAATTCCTCATCTTTACTTACTACTCCTTCAATAGATATTAAATATTTAACTACATGACCTTCACTTGTTATGATAAAAGCATTACCTCCATTATCAGGAAGCCAACTTGCTGTACCATAAGCATTATTAATATTGGTAAAAAATGTATGTTGAGTGTCGCCAAGTTTAGCAATATTAGCAGCTTTAGTTTCCTCGTCGACACCTACACCAAGTTCAATAATTTCATTAGCATTAATAAAATTATCAACTCTAGTTTCTAAATTACTAATATCAGTTTCATAATCTTGATTAAGAGCTTCTTTAAGAGTATTCTTATTATCAATAGAAAGAGCTAAAGCATCAATAGCTTTATTTGTTTTTACTTTATCCATATCAATTTAATTTATTATCAAAATCTTTATAATCCCAATTCATTCGTTTAGCAATAGGTTTAAATACCCAGCTCCAACTTATTGGAGCAAGTACAATACTATTAATTAGAACTCTTATATCAATACTACCAAAATTAATATAAGCAATACTAACTATAACAATACTAATACATAGTATTACACGTTTCCAAACTCTAGTAATTTGCTTATGAATTATAGTAGTAATACTACTTATAAGAATATAAGTCAGAAAATTAACTACTAAACAATAAGCAACATCAAAACTATTAATAATAGTTTGAAGTATCTGATTTATTAATTCCATAATTATTATTATGCTAATTCTGTACCATCAAGATTTACCCATTTAGCTCCTTCCCAAACAATAAGTTTATTCAAAGTTGTATCTTTGTAAATAAAACCTATAGAAGGACGGTTAGGTCTATCTTCTGTAGTACCTGTTTTATTCAACTTTTGTTCTAATTCATATATTATTTCATTATTATCATCGTTATATGTAATTAAAATATTTTTATTTTGATATTTGTTTTGAATTACACATAATCTACTTAAATCTACTTTATATTCGTCTGTTATATTTGCAAATAAACCTAATAATAAAGCTGGAGTATAATAATTAGATACTTTTATCAATCCACTTACTTCAAGTCTATTAGTATCAAAATTAAATTTTGATACAACATTATAAACATTATTATAATTATCTGAAATTCTTATATTTCTAGCTTCATCTGTTAATGCCATTATTTCATCATAACGATTTACTTTTTTATTTAAATATTTATTTTTTATATATTTAAGTTGATATGTATTCATACATTGCTTAAACATTATTATTCTTCTAAATAAAAAAGTATTTGTTACAAAACTAGTAAGTTTATTTAATGTAGGAGTATAACCATCTTCCCAATTTTTTAAAGTTACATTATCATTAGCGACAAAATCATCTAATTTTATAAGTGTGGCTATTTTTTTCTTAAAATCAAATGTTATTGCTAAAGCAATATGTTTATAAGTGTCTTTAATATCATCTTCTTCTCTGTTTATTCCTCTATTTCCTATATTATAAAACTCTAATTTATCAAATCCATAAATAGCACAAGCACTAACACATAAATTTTTATCTGTTTTACTATATCCTCCAAGAGCTATACCAATATTATCGAAGAAAATACTTGACATACTATCTTCTTTGTATAAATATAATCCATCAATTATAATAGTACATTGTTCAGATTTTATTTCATTGATTGGTTTACTAAAGCCATATGGTGAATCAAAATAATTTATTCCATCTAATCTTTTCAAAAACATTAATTGATTATTTAAATTATTGTCTCTAGATGTAGCTAAATATTTATTTTCTTCTGCCTTTACTCTGTAATTAGCAGAAAATTTCATATCATCAGCATTTAAATCAAAAACTAAATTATCATCAACAGATAATAAATTACCTGATACTTCATCATCAAAAATACATCTACGACTTTGTAAAGTATTATATTTTATAACAGAATTATCTTTGCTTACACCATTAGATAATTGTACTAAATCCCCACAAACATTAACAATTGCTGTATCTTTTGTAAGAATAGGAATATCAAAATTTTCTAACCATAATCCTCCAAATAAATTAACTACTGCTCTATTTTGAACAAGTATTCCAATTTTATTTTTTTGATAAGGTAAAGTATCTGCTGCTCCAATTTCACATGCTCCACCATATATGTCAGTAGAATTACCCATATCTATTTGAACACATATATCGCAAAAAGATATTTGAGATGGAATTATTTTTGTAGCATTTTTCCATACAGAAGGAAATTCACTGTGTTCTAGCCAAATACCTTTATTACAATAAGTAGCTGAAACACAATTAAGTTCTGTAGCATTTAAATATCCGTTATCAGGAGTTTCGCCTAAATAATAAGCTATATCAGCTCTAACTACAGATGTATTACGTAATGTAATACCTGTACCTTGTTTTAAAGTAAATGCTATCCATTGTCGTTCTAATTGTGTATTGCTTGAAATATTAACATTATCTATTTCACATCCACTAGAAATTATAAACACTGAAATATTAGAAGTTTTTACATCAAAATAAGTACGATATATATCACGTTTTGCTTCATATACGCCTTTTATTCTTATATTTTTATCTATAATAATAGAAGAATAAATACTCATACTATGCGTAGGTAATATAATATCATTTGTATTATTACAAGCATTTATACAACGTTGTATGACAATAGCACTATCGTTTTCGTAAGATAAATCACCAAACCAATTAGCATATATTTCTCTATTTTTAAAACTAGCATTATTAAAATGTAATTTATCTAAAAAACATATCGCATTTTTATCACATGAAATATATAAGGAATTAGATAATATACCGTTATTTAAACTTCCACCTTCAAACTTCAAAGTACAATTCTCAGGTACATTAATAGTTCCTCCATTTAAATCAAAGTCATATTTAATTTCATAGATAATATTAGGTTGATTAATCATATCCTGAGTAAGAATATTCCTAACTACACCATTAACTAAACGTAAATTTTTTCTAAGAATTACATAACCTTTAGATTGAAAGTTTGCAACATCAGCTTCTCTATCTTTAAATTTAAGCATGTTATCAACAGAAGCAATATCTTCATCATCTGGAAAATTAGTCACGTTAACTTTCTCTCTAAACAACTGTTTCAAGTTGTCATTAAGTTGTTCATAACCAATACTTCCTACTCCTGCTTTAACTCCAGCAGATATATAATCTTCATCAGGAACAGAAGTCCAATTAGAATCTTTTACCCAACCTTCTGTAGTAATTTGGTCAGCTCCAGCACTAAAAAACTCTGTAACATACTTTGTTCCATTATTATAAGTAATAAATAAACCACTTCTACGTAAGAACAATGGAACAGTTCTACGAGTATCAGCAACACTTCCTTTCCACTCACATTTTACGTGATTAAAAAGGGATACAAGAGCTTCAAGCGGAGTATCACTAAGTTTAGAATAAATATCCTCTATAGAAACAAGAGGACTAACTTCTTTCATTCCTTCAGAAGTTTTTTCATAAAGTTGTTTTGTACTCATTGTTATAACAATTTGATTATTAATAATATTAATACCTCTGCAAAGATAATCATAAAAACTAAAATAGCTTCCAAATTAAGATAATTTCTTAACTTGAAAGCTATTATAAATAATAGTAATTATTAATGTTATCTACATTCATACCAATCGACTTGAACTCCTTTACGGCACATATCTGCATACCAACGATTAAAAACAATTCCATCATAACCATCTACATCATCAATAACATCTTTAACATACAAACATAAATGTTTTTCATCAGTAATACTACTTCCAAGATAATCAGCCTTACACATATTGGCTGCAAACACTGCATCATAAGGATTGTCATTATTATCAAGATAAACTCCATTTTGTTTCATCATATCGAATAGTTTATCTTTAGATATAGGTTCAAGAGGAACTTCTGTTCCATTAGAATCTCTAGTAGTCATTTTACTAGTTGCAAACTCAACAAGTCTTCTATTAAAATGCCTTCCATTATATCTAAGATAAGCTATCATGTCTTCAGGAAGTTCATCATAAACATCAAAACCTTCTTTTACTTTCATAACTTTAGTTATTATAACCGCCCCGTAAAAGGTATTGAATCATACAATTCTACATTCTCTTTACGGGGCGGCTTTCAATTAATACCTACCATAACGACCACGACCATATTCTCTATCTCTATCTTCATAATCACGTTCACGTCTATCATAATCATGATTTCTTCGATAGTTTTCCTCCTCGTCATAGCGATTATCTCTATCTTCACACTTATCAAGAGTATCTTCTAACTCCTGAAGTTCCATTTTCATACGTCTAATCTTTTCTTTAAGCTCAGACTTATTCATATTACGTTGTACCATAATTATCATAATTTTATTGTTTAGTTACAGCAGCCAGAATCTTAGCTATATCACCTTTCATTCCAGCGACTTCATTTTCTATACCTGCTATTCTTTCATCACGTGCTTTGTCTTTAGCAAATTGAGGATTAAGTTCTTTAAGAACTTCTTCACATCGAACTACTTGATTTTTATAATCTTCAATATGTTCTATAACATAGTTAGCATGTTGGAGAGTAGCTTCTACTTCAGATTGGATAGTTTGTTTACTTTCAGCTATAATAAGATTTCCGTTATTATAACTAACAGAATTATTGTTAGCAGGAATATTATTATAATCTACAGTACTTCCATCTACTTTAACCTTTAAGTTTACAACCATTGTATTAATACCATCAGTTGCAAATACAGGTGTTGTAGTTCCAATAACTTCTCCAATCTTAAAATCTATTCCATTAGCTTTGTTCAAAATATAAACTCGGCTACCTTGATTAAGAGCTGAAAACATTATACTATGAGTTGAAGTTTATTATTTTGTTTATCAAATACTATAATGTGAAGACCTGCTGTAAGAGCAGTAAGAGCTTCTCCATTACTTGCCAAGAGAGGAAGAGTGACATTATTAACCATAATTTCAAAACCAGTTGCAGTAGCTGTAGCTGCATTAAAATTAATTACCATGATACCAGCAGCTCCCATAGCTCTGAAAGTATGATTAGGCATACTAAAAACAGCATTAGCAGTAGCACTGCCAGCAGTCGTTTGAGTAGCAGCTACTAAAGGTATACCTCCACGATTACCAATGAATTCATTAAAAGCCATAATATTACCTCCTATAGATTACATCCAAAAACCATTAAGATTATTACAACCATTATACATACCATATTGATAAGCTATACAATTTGGTACTGCCTGGAATGGCTGATAAGGAACTGTTACAGTCTGAGGCTGAGCACACTTAATTTCATTAACAGCTTGAGCAATAGGATTTACAGCAGCAGCAATTTGCTGAGCAATTACTCCACTTTGATGTTCAGTAGTCAACTGAGTTTGCAGAGCATTAATCTTATCCTGCATTGCAGACTTCTCAGAAGCATCAAGTCTAGCAATAATTCTATCACCAACACCATCAATAGTCTTATCCAAGTTGCAAGTTTGGTCACGAAGAGCATAACCAACATCAGAAAAACCACGAGTTACAGCATTACCTACATCACCAACACTTTGCTTAATAGTATCAGTCTGCTGAATAGTAGCAATCTGATTCTGATAATTACCTTCAGTAATAGCAGTCTTCAAGTTGCAGCAGCAGTTTGCTAATTGCTGAGCAAGAGTCATAGTATTCTGAGTACCAGCATTAAGCAAAGCACCAGTAGAAGAATCAATCTTACAACCTACTTGAGTAATACCATTGTTTACTTGAGCAATAGCAGCTTGAATCATATCAACTTTAGTTCCAAACATAGTAGCCAATCTTTGAGTTGCAGCACCGTTACCATTAATAGCTTGCATAAGCAAGTCACGTCCATCATTATTATTAACCATATTAGCAAGAGGACCAAGACAACCAGCACCATTCTGACCAAAGTTACCAAATAATCCACCATTACGCATAAGAGGATAGAGGAAGAACAAGAAGATTATCCAAATCCAACTACCGCCGCCGTTAAGACCTCCATTACACATAAGTAAAGGAAGCAGACTGTTAACATCACTAGAAGTCTTACTAGTTCCACCATCAGGGAACATAAAAATTTTAGAATCATCCATGACTTATCGAATTATTAAGTTAATAAAAAGATTAATTTGTACATTAACTAGTATTTTGTACGTTGCAAAGATAAACAGAATCTGATATATAAACAAAAAGATGGTAATCGGATTTTGTTCCAATTACCATCTTAATAAAATAATTATAACTTATTTCGATGTCATTACTTTTATTTTCTAGTTATTTTCTAGTTAAACAAAAATAGGTTCAACATCTTTATTCATAAGAGTTGCTTCAGAAGTAGCAAGTCTAAAAGCTCTAGAAGTCTGATAAAATTCAGTACTCAGTTTAAATAGATATCTAGTAGCTTGAACAGTTCTATTTAAAATATAAGCTATACTACTAATAGTAAAACCTGCATGAACCATTTGTTCAACTACTAAAGCTCTAGCCATAACTACATTTTCTTCTCTAGATTTACCAACAATATCTTCTCTACTAATAGAATGAGTACCATCAGCTCTAGGAATATCACAAGCTACAATCACATTATCAATTATAGACCAAATTAATGTTTCTTTCTTATTCACACTCTTATTTATTTTAAAGTTAATAATATTATTAATAATTGCAAATATAATATTGTTTTAAATATGTTGTATCAATTAGATTGTAATTATAAACTAATTTAACATAAATCTATAAATTATATACAAAATAACCAATATTACATATTTAATCTCAATTAAAAGGAAGTACTAAATAAGTACTTCCTTTCTTTATCATATAATTTATTCGCAGTATTAACTTTACTCCTTTCCTAACATCGAATCAATCATATTGTCAATAGCTTCATCTGTTATATGTTCATCAATAGAAGAATCTATATTCATTGATTTCATCAAAATGTTTATCCAAGGGTTATTACTTTGCATAGCAGTTTGTATCTGCTCTTTAAGTGCTTCATGAAGTTCTCCAGATTCTTTAAAAGGTACAAGAGTTGTTCTTAAAGCTTTTACTGCATAGTTATCAATTAGTAAAGGATTGTCCCTTGCCGATGAAAGTTTGGTAAGAAGCACAGCCAGTGCTTCATGTAATTGTTGCTTCTTCATATTGTCTTATTTTAAAATTTCCAAAGTCAGCGACTTGGAGTTCTATTTAAATTTAATGTCCCATATATTTTATATTGCTCAGTATCATTGTCCTTTATATCACCAACTAATACTGAATTAGCAATAACAAAATCTTTCTTTTTGCTAGCATTTTCTCCAACTACTAAAGCTGTGTTTCCGTATGCTTCAATCTGACTAAATAAAGCTGGTCTAACTATGTTATAGGGTGGATTGGTTGGGTCTATTGTCCTTTCATGAGACCAATACTGATTAATCCAGACCCCTGTATTATTCTCGGCTAGTTCACTTGTTCCTATTGTGAGACCTACTATACCATCATTAACAGATATTTCAACATTACTTTCTTCAAAGCAGATATAAAGGTGATGTCCTTGATTTATATTATAATGAGATAAATTAACATATTGATACCCTGAAACAACTTCATTTAAGACTTCAGAAGCGATTAAAGATTTATCTCCTGTATCATCGGTGACATCATAGAATTTTAGTGTAGCACCAACTAGGGAATTTGTATTACTTTTTGTAAAAGTTATATTCTCTATCGTATATGCTTGTTGTCTGTTCTCAACAGCCATTTCCCAATGATTCGCATAAAGAACATCATTTTCATTACTATCATGTCTTACCGGTCGTAAATAAGGATAGTAATCCATACCTTTTCCATTGTTTGCTTTAAAAGGTTTTTCCAGAATGCGATTATGACAACCAAAATAGCCACCCACAACGTTCATAGTGGCATACTCTGTAAGGCAAATTCCTGCTGAATTTTTTCCACCACCATAATATCCAGTACAACCTACCAGTTTAGGGAAAGAGCGCATATCTGCGTGTATGCCATGCCCCATAGGCATGTCATTTCCGTAGCCAATACAATTTGTAAGTTTACTTGCAGACATTCTTTGGAATTTTATGCCTACAGAATTTTCCCCATTGAAATTTACACCGTGTTGATTAAATTTAGATGGTGTAAGATAAGCAAACGGAGAAGCATAGCCAATGCAATTAATTAATTCTGCCTCTGAATTATCATGGCAAAGTATTCCATGCAACCTATGACCTATTCCACCACCAACTCCCAAGCAATTTATAAGTTTAGGTGAACCAAGTACATAAATACCTCTTGTGTTATGAAATCCCCATGGAGAGCCATATCCTTCACAACCATCTAGAATAACATCGCAATCATTGTCAAGATACAATTCTATTCCATGTCTACGTCCACCATCAGTATCTTCCCAATTAGAACTCATACTTTCGTCAGGTTTACGAACGGTCAAATGTATTTTATGTAAAGCAGAAGCATCGCTAGCAGAGCATTCATACGTAGATATTTCTGTTCCAAACACTTTGGAATACACGTGAGCTAAGTAACCAGTACTACTACTTGAATCTGCAACACATCTAACAATGTTGTGATTATTATCTACTCTAACTAAAACGTCATCAACTCCATTCTTTGCAGCAATCGCAGGAAAGGATAAATTGTGAGCCTTAACATTAATCAATCTAGCTTTTTTTGACTGTACAGACAAAGCAGGTAAATCAATACCTTTTTGACATCCAGCTAAAACAATATCAACATTCATTAATGTTCCGTTGAATTTTTTTCCTAGTTTTAAACAATAACCAGCCCCATAAACATCAGATGCATTCGGGTCTTGATTTTGACCTAATCGCATTATTTTCGCTTCACAATATCCCTCAATGTTTATATTTCCAACGTTTACATCTACCAATGAGTTTTCTCTTGACTCTCCATAAATTCTGACAGTTACTATATTACCGACTTTAGCATAATGTTGAGCAACAAATAATGCATGATTTACATTTGAGAAAATTTTATTAGTTCCAACGTCAAACTTATAATTGCTTATGCAGAAATCATCAAGTTTATTACCATTTCTGTAGCAATTAAACATTTTGAAATTAGGACAGTTTACAAAACTTACTAATTCTGTGAATGAAATATTCTCAATTATTCTTTCAGAGTTATTAATGGTAGATGGACTACAATATATGGTTTGTTTCAGTATAATGTTACCATCTGTTCTAGAAAATACAGTATCCTTTTCATGTCCTTTTAGTCCACAAATTTTAGTCGGATAAGTTTTATTAAACTCTATGCCACCTGTTCCTTTATATATACCAGGAAGTAACAATAGAGTCCTATCATTGATATTTTCTGAAGCAGGCAACTTGTTTGTTCCATAAGTGAGAGCATTAATATACTCCATAGCATTGCTACTGTTAAGTTTAATAGTAGCATAGTGCATGTAATCTGAACTATTAAGTCCAACTGTAGGTAAGTGAGAATTCAAAATATAATTTAACTCATCTGTATTAAGAGGCACGCCATCCTTGTAAATATTTTGCAAACAAATGGATGAATCATATCTTGCATATTCATTCTTAGCTGCGATATTAATAGCATGATGTACATTAATATTTTTAACAACAAGGCTTACATTGTCATAATCTACGGTTATTTCTGGAGCGTTATTAGTTCTTTCAATATACGTAGATTTACCTTGTCCTAAAATAGTTATATTCTTTGATATTTCTATTCCAGAATTATTGTTATTCGCAGCCTTAAAATTACCATCAGACAAAATTAAGACATCTCCATCTTTCGCATTTTGAAGAACTATATTAATGGCATTAATTCCATCTTCAATAGAAATAGCTTTATAGTTAGCTTTATTCTTCCATTGTTCACTGGCATCAAATGCAGCAACAATAAAGATATTTACCTTTCTATTTAAACCTTTATTTAATTCTGTTATGTTAGATTTAAATTCATTTACTTGATTATTTAACTTATTAATTGAATTAGATATACTCTTTAAGAATTTTACTGATGAATCTTTTGAACTTGAATTAAAAACGAATCCAACCTCTTTGTCTTCAAGTGTAATGATAACTTTATTTTTGGTTGCATCAATATCTGGTTCACTGCGTCTTATAATTGTTCCATCATAAGATATTGTTGCCCATAATCTATAGTAAATTCCGCCAACTCCCTTAAGTTCGTATTCATCCCCCTTATTTCCAAACACTATTATACCATACTGGTTATCAATATTTGTAAGTTTGTCAATAGCGTCTCTTGTTCCAATGTTATAAGCATCTCCTTCTACCAAATATTCTGACAAGTCGCTGAGTTTATTACTCACGGCTTTCTGAGACATAATAAGTTCCTCGGAATCTCCAGTCTCTTTTACAATAGACGTTTTATTAATCTTAGAACTTTGAAGTTCATCAATAGCATCTTGAGTATTTTCAGCATTTAATCTACTAGTATCATTATTATAAGTTACATTAGTAGCAGTACTAGCTCCACCAGTTGCAGCAATACCTTGAACTGTTCTACTTAAACTTTCATGTTTAGCTGTAAGATTAGTAATATCGTTATCATTAGAAGTAATTTGGTCTTGAAGATTTTCATCAGACGCTTTAAGATTATTAATTTCAGTAGTATGTTGTTGTAATTGCATTATAATATTATCAAGCTGTTCATCTACAGCAGGAGTAGCTGGAATACCAGTGTCTTTACCATCACTAAACCAATTACCATTTTCTCCAATAGTTATGTTTCCGCTAACTACTACAGATATATAATTTCTTACCTTGATTCCTGTATTTGTCCAAACACCATTAGTTCTACATTGATATAAAAGTGCATCGTTAAGATTAGTACCAACATAAGCATATTGACCAACATTAGGAATTTTAACATGATTTTTTAAAGCATCATCTCCAATATACCAACCTGCAAATACATTCCAATTATAATAGATATTATTCCAATAATCTCTAATTTCCCAATTTGTTAAATCAGTTGAATTAAACTGCCAAAGTTCAAATTCTGCTTGACGGTCAAGTCTATCAGAATTAAGATTATAAAAACTAAGTGTAGCACCTACTCTACGATTAATAGGAAGAATTGTAGCTACAGCTTCTTCAAGACTTTCATAAGCAGTAATTGTACCATTTTCATTTTCAGTAGTAAGATTAATAAAATTATTATCAGCATAACCAGTCACATTCATTGGTTGCCAATATTCTCGATTGTCAATATCTACTCCAACAGGAACATTTTGTTTAGCTATATAAGCTTGATTGTTTCGTTTATCGTAAACAATATCAAGTCTTTCACTAGTTGTGTTAATATTCCAAGCACCTTTTGGAGTAACACTAACTTTACCAAGTTCTTTACTAAATTGTTTCATAATATGATATTTAAAAAAATACATTTTAAATGATTTTTACGCCCCTCAAACACGTTTCGTGAACAATTAATCAACTGACGCATGTGAACCGCTCATACGTGAAATAAATTGGGTCTATGCGAGTTTTCGATGTGTCGAGAGGTATGACATCATTGATTAAACTTTATTGTCGGATTCAACATTTAAATTACCAGTATTATCAATAGTAAATACTTCACCATTATCTTTATCGTTTAGATACTTCTGATAAAGTTTACCAGTTTCAATATCTACAGTAAATTTAAAATTGTTTCCACTACAACTACAAAGAGCTTTAAGTTTACCATCAGGAGTAATTGGATAATAATTAGTTCCATTATAAATTGGTTTACCTAAGTTCTTATAATAGTCTTCAAGTTGCTGCTTTACATAATTATAATAAAAATTAGCTTTAGTATAATCTAATTGTTGATAAGCAGCACAAGCACTTTGAAATAATCCCCAACAGTTGAACAATTTCTTACCATCACCTTTACAAGCAAAACTACAATCATCAATAATACCTTTACCTGCATCAGCAACATAATTAATAAGTTGATGATATGTACAAGTCCATTCTGAAGGAATAGTAAGATAAAGTACTTCTGGGTGAATTTCTTCAGTACTATCTCTTTCTAGTTGTTTAACTACAACTTTATTAAATTGTCCAGTAATAGAAGATTCATTATCAACTGCTTCTTTTACGGGGCGGGTTACCTTAATTTCTTCCATACGGATTACTATTTAAACGTTATTCACTTGAGACCTAATTGCCTCTAATTTATCATTAGTAAGACAATCACAATTATCAACACAATCTTGAAGAATATGATTACTAATAGATTTACAAGTCTTACTATCATTTATAACATAACCTTGAGAAGAAAGAACTATCTCGGTTTTAACACCAATAAATTCTTTTCTCTCAAGGTCCTGTTTGAGAATATTTGCGACATCACTGTTATTCATAAGAACATCTTATTAAATAGTTCAATGATTAAAAACCTTATTGTTTACATAAACAGAATGTTCATTAGCAATAATAGTAAGTTTATTAAGAATTTGTCCAATTCGGACATCCTTATCTTGACCATCGTATATTACTTCTAAACATTCTTTAGTTGTATCGTCAATCCATTCATCTTTAATTTTTGTAGCTATATTAATTCCATCAACTTCATAAGCAGAAAAAACATTATAAAGTTTATAATATTCAGTACTAATAGTTTTAAAAAGATTCTCTCTAATTAAATCTCTGTTTTCCTCAATATTATTATGAATAATAATCTCATTACAAGTCTTACTAATATTAGCTCTAAAGCTATCAAAAGCTAAACTTATAACTTGACGAACTTTAGTCAGTTCTTTACTTTCTGCATCTTGAATCTGTTTATCTAAAACAGTATTAAGTTTAACTACATTTTCACTAACTTCTTTAATAGCAGAAGCCATTTGAATTAATGGTTTGTTTCTGTCTTTAGCTTTAAATAGGTCAACTAGTCTAATAATAAGAGTATAAAGAATATAAACTCCACTACTTATTAAAACTGTTATATAAGACGAATCTTTAATTGCATCAGATACTATTTGATTAACTTGATTAAAATCATCCATATTAAACCAATTAATGGGAATGTTGCTCTAGACCCCCCGTAAAAAGAATGTAGAGCTTCATTCCCATCTAAACTAATACCTATTGAATTTTAGACACCACCGGTTTTAAGTCCAAATGCAGTTTCAACAGCTGTAATAAAAGCTGAATTAGCAGTAGGAACTGCAATAGTTACTTCTTGCCAAACTGCTTCATCACGAGTACGACCATAAACACGAGGATTCTTAAATCTAAGATGATACAGTGTATAATCATCTGCATCTACCTCCATAGGATAACCTGGATAAATAGTTGCACCATCAGCAAGAGTATTGTTAAATCCTCTATTCTGAGCTGCTTCAGAAGCAAGATTCTGAACATAAGCTTTATCACAAGTTGGAGCAGAACCCTTAGCTGTAGTCTCAACTGTAGTACCATACAAATCATCAGCTGCCATCAACTCCCAAGGTTGATAATCCTTAGCAGTAGCAGTAATAGTAGCTGTACTAATAGTAACACCTACATTTTGATTCTCTACCTTAGCAGCCAACTCCTTCTGCAAACGAGTAGCAACTGTAGCAGCAGTATCATCACTCTTACAACGAGTAGTAGCAGTCCACTCACGACGCTCATGTTTTGTAGTATCAAGCTTAACAAGCTCAATAGTAAAATCCTTACCAGTTACAGGAGCAGGAATTGTAATGTTAGCACTAAATTTAGTACCAGCAGTCTTAGTAACCTTAGTTACAATAAGACTATCAATATTAACTTCAAGTACTACAGCTTGACTATTTGGACGACCATAAGCAATTCCAAAATCTTTAGTCAACTTAGCATCTGAAACGAACTTGCTTAAATTATCAAGTTCGAAGATACCAAGAGAACCAGCAGGAACTGTAGTAAGGTCAAATGCTGCACTTGATTTAGGAGCAATAACTGCACCACTCTTTACAACAAATAATTGTCTCATATTGTTATTCTATTAAATTATTATTATTATTGTCTCTGATTACCATCTTCACGATAATTGTTTGCTACTTGTTCTCTTTGTTGATTTTGTTGAGCTTGTTGAGCAGCAGCTAAACTTCCACTTTTAGCAATTTGATAAAGTCCAACTGCATGTTTAACAATATCCACGTGCATGTACTCTGGTAAATCACAATCTACGTTAGTACCATTAATATCTTCAGCAAATTTAACAACAGCAGGTTTTGCAATATAACTAAGCCTAAGTTCGTTAATACTTACACCATTAAAAGTGAAAGCTTCTCTTTCATTAGGTTTATTATCAGCCTTATCAATATATAATTCAATAAGGTTATCGTGAATTGAAGCCACAGGACTTCTCATTTTTGGAGCTAAAACAAAATCATTAACTACATCAGCAACAAATTGGTCATCAACTATACGAACCGGAAATACATTAGTAATAAAATTTGTTTTCTTATAATTAATTGATAAATCAACTACATATAAAAAACTAATTGCAGTAGATGGATTATTATCATCAGTATAACTTCCATTAGATTTAAAGTTATTCAAAGGTAATTGAAAACTAATAGTATAACTAGTTTTTTCCTTACCTTTGAATGTTGCATCAGCAATACTACCTTTCCATACTCTATACAAAGATCTCAAGGCATTTACTTGATTAAGTTTTGAAGCATCACTAACTACTCTATCATTAGTAACACCAATGTTTTGAGTAATAACTTGATTTATGGTATCAGAAATACTATTATTGATAAGTAAATCAATCTGTTCAGGCAGAATAGCTCTAACATTCTGCATACCCATTTGTTGAGCATATTGTCTAAACATTTGGTGCATTTCTTGAATATCCATATCTATTTATATTAAATAAGTTTCAACTTATTTTCTAACTTAGTCTTTAGACCAGCATTATTTGGATTCTTGAAATAACTAATAGCTTCATTAATATTTGCTCCAATAAACTCTCCATCAGGTGTACTAATCTGTTGATTGAAATCAGAACGAACAAGTTCACCTCTTGTAATAAGAGTTTCAATAAATGCTTTATCAAGAAGATTCTTATCGTTTACGAACTCATTGAACTTACGAGGGTTTGTAGTAGCAAAATCCATCAATTCTTTAGATTGAATAAGAGCCGTCTTAGAAAGACCATCAGAAAGACTAATACCACTATAAATACAATATTCAACGTAAACTGCATTTGTCTTAACAGGAGAAGCTTGAAGTTCAACAAGATGTCTAAGAGCAGCTTGCTGTTCTTTAATAAGTTTATTCTTACGAACTTCTTCCTTATTCTTATCCTTAATATAGAAACGAAGATTAGCGTTAGAATTAATGAAAGCTTCATCTTTAGCTACATCTGGATAATTAAGACAATGACGATAAAGAATATATTGTTCAAGATTAAGTGGGTCACCATATTGATACTTCTTGCTTTCGAGCATAAATAAATCATTATCTCGAATTACAGCAGCTTCATAAAGTTTAGCCGTATTAGAACGGTCAACTGCATTATAAGTTTCCCAAATCTTCTCTTCTGCCTTATGAATTTCTAGATAATCTTTCTTATGACGATAACGGAAAGATACATCAATAGTTCTTTCAGTATCACGAACATCAAAGAAGATATTATTAAGATAATTCTTAACTCTAGTAATAAACTCTGGATTGTTAGAAGCAACACCAACTAACTCTGGGAAGTAATGTTCAACTTCACCTTTATTAGACATAAGTTTACGAACTGAATTAACAGAAGAACCAATGGTGTTACGTGGCTTTCCAAGAGCCGCCATATTAATTCTACGATAAGCAGAATAATTAAGAACAGAAGCAATAATAATCTGTCGTTTATCAATATATTCAGCTTCGAGTTCAGCTTCTAAAGCAGCTTGATTCTCAGCTTCTTCTTGTGCAACAGTTTTACTTGTAGGAGCATCACTATTTTTAGGAGTAGAAATATTCAAGTCTGGAATTTTAATATCACTCATAGTTTAATTTATTTGTTAGTTATTACAATACACACTTCAACTGGAAGAACTTAGTTGCCTTATCTACTTGCAGACCGTATGAATTCTTAACCTCATAACGAGAGCAGTCAATATCAGTTGCAAGAGAATTAGTAGGAACTGCGCCCCAAGAAGCAGGAATAGGAGTAAGACCCTTAATTACACCATTAATATAAACCTGACCCTTCTTACGTACCTTACGAATATTATTGTGACCATTATAAGAAGAAGTATCAAGCATAAATGCTTGGTGAGAAGTCATTGGATAACCAGTACGAGGATGAATATCACCATTAGCCTTAGCATTATCTGCAAATGTACCACGGTCAAGGAATGACAAATGCTTCAAAGTAATAATGTGACCATCAACAGTCTTATACTGACGGAAGTAATTACCATAAGTAAGACCAGTTGCAGATTGCTGAATCATCTTATCACCAAGAGGAGTAACAAAACCACTATCCTTAGCATCATTCTTAATAGCTCTATCAAAGTCTTCTACGAAACCTTTACCACAAGCAAGAACAATATCCATCTTACCTGTATCAGTATCCTTATCAAGAATATCACCAATAGTACGATTCAACTTATTAAGAGTAAGTTCCTCTCCATAAGTATCATAGTTACTTTCACGGCAAATTTGCTGCATACCAGCAGTATAAGGAATAGGCTGTCCATTATCTGGGTCAACCATTGTAATTTCACCGTTAATAGTCTTGTTGTACTCTGCGAACCAAAGACGTTCCTCGTTCATTACTCTCTGTTGAAGCTCGAACTGGCGCATCTCCTCATTAATCCAAAGATTAGTAGTACCACCACTAGAAGTCTTAAACTCATAAGTAACTACTGTATTAGCAATGTTACCAGCAATCTCTTTACTAAAACGATGGAACTCAAGTTGAGAAGTCATCTTACCTGGTCCCATACTATTAGTACGATTACCCTTAGAATAACTCTCTGGAATAGTTGGAGCAGTCAAAGACCAACTCTTACCTACAGCCAAGTTCTTAGCTACATCAACATAAGCATTTGGATTTGGATTTGCAATACGAAGACGATAAAGATAACCACCATGAGCACCTTTACCAAGGTCTTTCATAATACGAACCTGAGTTACACCATCAGGAGCAATCAAACCATACTGCTCAATGAACCAATGAGTTCTAAACTCAACTTCAAAGAAAGCACCACCTTTACCAGGAGTTGTATTAGCTTCATTAAACCAAAGTACAGTATCATTGAACTTCATACGACCCATAGTCTTCCAAGTCCAATCAGTAGTATCAATATCTACTGTACCAGCAGCACCTTGACCTTCAGTCAAGAAATTAAGTGGAAATCTATCATCATCCATACCAAAAGTATAGGTGAGCATAGAATTAATCTCACTAGGTTTAGATAACATAAGATGAGCAATGGTTTCCTCATTAGAGTAACCTCTGTCCTCATAGTTACCACGTTGCACTTCACGAATTGCGTACATACTTAATTAATTTATTTGTTAAACATTAAATTGATTAGCTAAATTGAATATCATCAATAGCTTTATGATTAGTACTTGCTGGTTTAGTAATTCGTACAGTGCCACGACCTTTACTTTGTTTGTTTACTAATTTGAGGGTTTTTACTTTTTCCTCATTAATAGCCATTTTTACTAGGTCTTCATAAGTTCCACCTGTATACATCAACCAAGCACTAAGAAGTTCTTCATCACGTTCTTGTTCAGCAGATTTAGCAGCCAAATCTCTTTGATAAGCTGTTGCAACAATACCATCAGCATCTTTGGTCTGACGATAAAGATAGTCATAAAAGTCATTAGGAGTAACAGTAACTTTTTGACCATTAACTGTACGAACAAGAGTTTCAGGCAATGTATAATTACCAATCTTACGATTAGTAATAACATCTTTAATATCTTTCCAATAAGCTAAAGTTTCAGCTTCTTCTTGTTGACGTGCAGCTTCTGCTTGTTGAGCATAAGCTTCATCACGTTGTTTATCAGCAGCTTGAAGATTAGCTAACTGAGCTTTAGCTTCATCATAAAGACCACCTGAATCTTTAAGATACTTAATATAATTGTCATTAAGACTAGCATTACCAAATTCTTTAGCAGCAGTCTTAATAATAGCAATTTGTTGTTCCTCAGACTTTTCATCTACTGTAATAGAACTACGGTCTGGACGTTCTCCAAAACCACGAGGGTCGCCACCATTTACAGTAAGATAATCTACAAATTGCTTGAGAATAGGGTTATCAGTAAATACTTTATTAACGGCAGCTTGAGCTACTTCATTGTTTTTAAGTTCGATAACCTTATCTACATAAGATTTGATACCTTCAATAGAATCTTCAAATTCAGCAGGCTTACCATCTTCATCAGTAAGTTCTACATCAAGAGCCTTTTGAATAGCAGCAAGATTAATTTCATCAGTAGGTTCTTCTACTTGAAGAGAATCAATCCAAGCTTTTACATCTTTAGCTTCTTTGAAAACTTTATTATCTTTATCTACGAGATTACCATTTGCATCAACTGTATAAGTTTGACCTTCAAACTCTACATTAGTACCTTTCTCTAGCCCCCCCGTAGAAGGTATGGTATCATTACCTTTATTGTCTTTACCATCAGGATTATCTTTCCCATCACCATCACCAGTTCCATCGCCGTCTTTACCGTCTCCGTCACCGTCTTTATTACTAGGAGGTTCAGGGTCTGTACCATCACCGTCTTTATTACCTCCTTTATTATCACCTCCGTTGATGTCTGGAGCATTAGTTCCACTACCACCAAAATCGAGATTAATTCCGTCAAGTGGACCCATCAAACGAGTATGAGGTTTAAAACCAAGAGTATTACGAAATACAAACATAAAATAATAATTTAATGATTAATAATAAAAAGAGTAACATCAGTTACTTGTTTGCAAAAGTATAAACTTTATTTTAATAAACAATATCTTGTGTACTTATTTATAATATATTAATATTGACTATATAATAATGTATACCTTATTATATAAAAGTCTTATTAATGTTAGTTCCTCAATCAATTCCAGTACTGCATACTTTAATGAGTTCTATATCAAGCATGAATCAAAATCGATTTTCACGTACCTTTCTGAGGAACAAACATTGACGTAGAGCGTAATTACTTTTACGTGGCGGCTCTCAAATATATTCGGTTATAAGTTATTCGCAAAATATGATTGAACGTCTTACAAACGAATTTGAAATATTAAATATTTTATAGGCAGATAATAAAAAAGAGTAGTACCCTCACGAGCACTACTCTCACACATTAATCAACAAATAATAAACAAAACCTATTTCTTATCATACTTATTCTTATTTGTCTTAGCAATCTTTAATTGATTGTCCATTTCTTCTCTTTTAACTTGTCTATCTGCTGCTTTATTATAAGCATCCATTGCAAGTTTTTGACGTTCAAGTTGAAGTTTAGCAACTTCACTAGTTCTCTTACTTTCCTCTTGGAGTTTAGCTAATTGAGTTTTAGCATAATCATCATTTTGAGGATTTGCATCTCCAAGTAAAGCTATATCACCTTTAGCATATTCAAGTTGTAAATCATATTGTGCTTTAAGAGCAAGTGTTTGTCTATCTTGTTCTCCCTTAGCAGAAATCTCTTGAAGCTTCAGTTGATTAGATTGTTCTTGAATTGCCTGGTCCATTTGCTTCATTTGTTCTTCATGTTGTCTTCTAATTTCAGAGAATTGTCTAATACTATCAGAAATAGCTGCAACATTATCTCCTTGAATAGCTGCAAGAGCAGACTCTAAATCTCCGTTTTGTGCAGCACTAAATGCCCATTGTTTAAGTTGTTGAATCTTATCCATTTCTTTACCATTATTTCTAACAGTAGTAGAATAGTCAGAATTAACAAAACTATTAACATCAAGACTAAGATAATGTTTCTTACCAGTTGTCTTATCAATATAAGATGTTTCAAGACCTTCGATATAAGCACATTTAGCAAAGTCTAAATCTCTATTATAATCAGCACATCTTAAAAGGTCAAACATTTGGAATATTAAAACAGAACCAGTACTTGATTGAGTAATAGCATTTTGAGTTGTAGAAGCTCCAGCAGATTGAGCTATTTGACCGTAACGTTGGGCATTCATATCAACAAGCTCTCTAGCTTCTTGTTTAATAGCTTCATTAAGATTACTAAGTTCTGTTATGTATTGTCCCATATTAGCATTAAGTAATCTAATGTTTTGCATCTTAACACCTGCTGCATCTTCTTCATCATCAATAGGAAGTACACCATCTGCTGCCATTCTATAAATAGCATCTTCTGTTTCAGAAGAAACAAGAGATTTTGGAAGTAACAAAATCAACATCTTGTTCTTTGCTATTACCATTTCTTGATGATAAGAAATAATATTTCTAAGAACTTGGAAAGGAGTAATTATTTGAATAATACTAAACTTTCCACAATAAGGAAGAAGTTCTTGAATACCATTATATGGAAGTTTACCTTTACGTTCATAAAGAATAGGTCTAGCTTTAATAGGATAAATACCATTATAACGAGTACCTATACGATAACCTTCATAAACTTGAGTTTTATATTTCCATTCAATATTAATATCCCCAGCTTCTGGATTAAATTCATAATCTTCTTCAACTATTCTTTGTTCTTGGAAACCAAGTTCATTAGTATAAGTAAGAATACCTTGACGAGCAAAACCTTTCCAAACTACATGCCAAACTTCATAAAGATTACTATTGTTTGAACTTGGAGTTAAAGACTGACTTTTATATAAATTTCTTTCTTTATCAGTAAACTTACCACAAACTTCTGGATATTTCTCAAATAATTGATTCCATCCTAATTGAACAACTTTAGTAGAAGGACTTGTAGAAGTATTATAAAGCTCATTAAGATAACTTTTATCTTTATCAGTTAAATCATCTTCAAAAGTATCAAGTATTTGATTATATGACATCATAATACGTCTTGCAAACATATCATGGTCTTCAACCATAAATTGATTATTAGGAATAGGAAATGCTTCAATAGTTGGAACACACTCTTTAATAATCTTATCTCCTCGAAGTTCAGTATATGTATAACATTCACCAAGAGAACAATAATTAAAGAAAGCAGTAAGATATATTTGAGCATCGTTTGTAAGGTCTCTAATATAATTAAGAATATCTTGACCTTGTTTACTTTCTTTATCAATATAATCTTGATTAAACTTAGCAATAAACTCTTCTGGGTCTGGCATTACTTCTTGAGGATTTATACTTTCAGGAGATTGACCTTGACCTTGAGCTTGTTCTACAGCTTCTTTATATTTACGTTCAAATTCTTGTTGAAACGCTTGTTGTGCTGCTTGCATTACTTTTTCCTTCAAAGCTTGATTTCTTTCAAATACTATATCAGGATTGTTAGCTCCTACTGCAAAATCATGAGTTCCTTTAAAATATTCTCCTATATATCTACGTATAATATCAGACATAATATCATAATTACGAAGAGTTGCAGGAAAACGTTGAAAACGTTCATTAGTTGCATTGTAAGGATTAAGAGTCTTTTTATAAAACTCTTGTGGTAAATCTCCATGTAGAACATTGAGCATTGTTTCAGTCTCAGTTCTATCATTCAAACTAAGTCCTAAACCAATAATATAATCTATACTATTAGCATACCAATCAGGTTTGGCTTTAGTAGCAGCATCAACCTGTTGTTTAGGAAATTGAAAACTTAAATTATTAAACATACGTACATTATATTAATTAGTTAACTAAATATCAGAACCAGTTTCTATTCCAAATTGAATCTCGAATATTGCTTTCAGTAGTCTTCTTTCTATGAACAAGTTCTTTAGCTGCTTGAACATCTTGAAGTTTCCATTGCAAAGCACGAATAATCATTTCAGATACTCTATCAAAATTACCTTTAACATTCCATTTAAGAAGTTCAAGTATAGTCTGATGGTCATATATTGTTTGAAACAACATAATATCATTACCTTTTAAATCTTTACCAACCGGACTATAAAGCATTTCTTTAAGAAGTCGAAGACCTTCAAGAACTTTACTACTACCAGTACCAGTACCACCACCTACGTTTACACCATAAGAAGCAGTAACTTTAGCTTTAATAGAACTATCCCAAAGTTCAACAGGGTCTTTCATTAAATACTTTAATGCTTTCCATTTACTAAAGTTACTTACAGTTTCACCTCGATTGACCTCAACTCCAGTTGTTCCAATACAGTTATAATAACGTGCCATAAGGTAACATATCCAATCAGCTTGTTCAAGTTTCTCAGGACGACCATAATAAGCACAAACAAGTTTAGTCTTAAAGTTATTATATTGAGTAGGATTTTCCCAAACTTTAATACTATTATGAGAGTGTTTATTAGTAAGTGCATCATTCTCTTTATTAACACCTACTGGGTCATAACTAATACTATATTGACCAGGAGGAATACCCATTTTAGCAGTTCCATCTTTATCTATATAAGAAACTTTAATCGGTTCAAACCATTTACGAACACAACCATGATGATGTTCGTGAGCTTTACGAGGAACACCTTGAATCCAATCAAAATAATCAACATTAAATTTACCACCTTCAGCTTTAATACGAGCATTAGTTTTAAATATAATTTTATGATTAATATCTTCAAAGAACATTCCATCATCTGCAATAGAACTATAAGCAGGGTCATTCTTTAGAATCTCTTCCCAGTTCATTAAAGCTTCAGAACTAAATAAGTTTTCACTAGTAGAACTAAATGATTCACTAGGCATATTAGCATATTGACCTAGATAATTAATATAATCACTAAAAGTTTTACTACTTTCTTTTTTAGCTACACGTTCTTTATATGCAATACGAAGACCAGTTTCTATATTAGAATTACCATCTTTATCCATTGCAAAAAGGTCTCCAATCTGTCCTTGAAGACCCCAACAATATGGTTTAAAATAACCGCAAACTTCATTACGAGAATCTTTATCCCATACATTTTCAAAAGGCATAAAATGGAACTTATTAGGATTATAGAAGTTCATTTCAAAAACCTGCATATTACCACTAGTTGCAGTACCCCAAGCAAATAAGTTACCAGTAACATAACTACCAGTACGCATAGCAGGTTCAGTAACATTCATATAATCATCAAAGTTTTCCATCGTAGAAACCTCCTCAGTCTTAACACTAACAGCATCCTTACCAATAGCACAATCAGGATTGTTATTAGCAGAAGCACTAAACAAAGCACTATTCCAAGACTTAGGACTAATATCTCCATTAGGAAGTTTAAATCCTAAAGTAAAGTTCTCAGCAGCACGAGAAAGTATTCCTCTTTTAAAGAATGTATTATTCTCATAAAAATAAAGATTTCTAATACTAAAATCAGTAAGACCTCCACGTTTAGTAAGATACTTTGAATCAGCAGCTACATGAATACAAACTTTATTAGGTTGAAGATTAATCTTATTAGCACTATGAGCAGACATAATATAAGAGAAACCACCACGACGAGTTTTATCTATAAGAAGATGAAAACCATTAAGTTCACAAAACTCAATAATAGCAAACGTCCAAAACTGCGCATCTATAAACTTAGGAAAGTCTTGTTTCTTCTTAGCAACAGAACCTTTATCTGTATGTATAATAGTCTTCTCATCCAACTGTTCAATAACAGTATAATTCAGATAATTATACATATCTCCACTAATATGAAGATTTTGAACTTTACCATCACGCATAAAACAAGGAGCATCAAATCCATGACTTCTTCGATATTCTTCACGTTTACGAAGTTGTCTATGAGGAATACTATCTTCTTTATATAATGTATATTTACCACCATTAATATGGTATATATTAGCCATCTCAGTAAGAAGATTAGTATTTACAAATTTATCTCCTATACGTATATCAAGAAGAAAGCCACCACTTTCTCCTATCATAAAGAAATCATTAGGGTCTTTATAACCAGCATCTTTAGCTCGTCTATATTGACCTTGGTTTTCTTTTTGATATTGAAGAAAAGGGTAGCTTTCAATATACTTTTCTACAGTCTTATCATCACTCATTTCAATAGACTTAAAATTAGTAACACAATAGCAACACCAGTACCACAATAAGCTACATTACGTTGCTTCTTTATTTTCTTACATGACCTATCCAATAATATATATCTTTGTCTAGCTTGTTCTGCAAGAACACTATCATTGACAATAATTTGTCGAAGATTCTTATTAATATCTTTTTCATAACTTAATTCTATTAATTTTGTATTAGCTTTACGAAGGTCATCAATAGCAACTTTAATACTATCATGTTCTAACCCCCCCGTAAAAGGTATGTAAACTTTACTTGATGAGTTGATAGAATAACTTAACAGTACTATCATTATCAAGAGTTTTAACTTCAATAACTTTTGCATTTTTAATACTATCTAAATTATCAACTTCAATTCTTAGACTATCATTGTGTTTTTGTATTTCAACATCAGGTTCAATAATATTATTATTCTTTCTATGATAATAAGTTCCAATAATAATAGAACCAATAGCAACAAATGTGAAAACAAGTAATATTACACAACCTTTACCAGCTTCATTACTAAAACTATCCATTACTTAAACATTTACTAAAAGGTTTATAACTATGAAGACTATTAATAATTTCTTTATCAACATCTTCTTGAATTTGAGAAGGACATATAAAACCGACATTCTCTTCAGGAATAACAGTTTTAAAACCTATTGGTGTAGGAAGAGTATCTATGCCATTGTCTTTAGAACAAATATCACGAATAGCTTGTTCTAATTCTTTAATAGTAAAAGTACCTTGAACTACACCATCAACAAGAATACAAGCCATTATAAATCCTCCTCACTAATTAAAGTATAAGTAAATAGTTTACCATATCCTTGACTAATTTGTCTATGAGCAAGTTTCATAAGAATATCAAAATCTTCTTTATTAGCAAGAACTTGACAACCAGCAGACCAATTATCAACTTGAGTAGAATGTGTTCCAGCTTTATGAATATTGATACCAAATGTACCTTCTTCTATAGTCTTTGGATTAAAATCATAAACAGCATCTTTATTATTATCTCTATAAACTTTTACAGGTTTGTATTGAACAATAGCTTCATACTTACCTTTATGATAACCAAGTTTCCAAGCAGAACGATATTGACCAGGAACAAGTATAGCACAACCTTTATAACTTACAGGTTTAGTCATACTAGTAATACCTGGGTCAGTAGTAGCAGCAAATATATTTCTAGATTTGATACCATACATATCAATATATTCTACTACAATAACATCATCAAATTTATTAGTAACATTATTATCAGCATTTCTAATGCCAATGATATTAAGATTATACTTACCTTTATTAAAATAGGAATATCCTTTATTGATGAGTATTTTGCTGAAATCAGCTTTACTTGCTTTATTAAATAATTCTTCATTCATATCTTTTATTGTTTTGTTAACCAATCAGGATTAGGAACCATACTAAATAATCTTTCTAGACCATCAACTACTTCTTTAGATTTTTCACTAATTGGGTCTTTATATTTATTACGTTTATTATTTCCCATAATCTTATTGTTTTAATACACCAAATACACAAAATGTTCCATCTTCTGGAACTCCTTTACAAACATATCTAATATTATCAACTTCTTCAACGTGAATAACTCTAGTATTAATTCGTCTTCGTCTTGTCATGTTACCATTGTATTTGAGTTTGTTTATTAAGAAGTCCTTTACTATTAAGATAAATTCTTCTATCTTGAAACATAGCATTAATTTCATTACGAATATAATTAATATGATACCAAGTAACAACTTCTTTACCATTCTTATCTATTTCATACATTCCTCGTTTGTCACGTAATGGCATACCATATTGATTCTTAACAAAAGGTGTTTGTATGTGACAAAGACCTAAACCATAACAAGGAATATTAAGTATCATTTCTACCATACGAGCATAAGTTGAAAGTTGTATTGTATAATGATTACCATTACAATTTTCTAAATGCCCAAAAGGAGGAAGCATCATTTCGTGAGTATTACACCATTCACTAGTTAACTGAACCGGTTTAGCTTTCTTATCTTTACGATAAAATCCACTAGTAAAATGAAGACCATCTTTATTAGTTTTCCAATCAAGAATAACAAATCTATCAGGTCTTATACAAAGAACATCTATAGTACCACTAAGAAGAAGTTCTGGAACAAAACTTCCAATCTCTGAATAAATAGTATATCCTCTATCAATATAATATTGAAACACACTATAAATCTCAGGATATTTATTATTAGTAGCTTCTTTAAATTGTTCTATATCTAGAGGATGAGCTTGAAGATTTGGAATATCAGCAACAGTTATACATCTACCAGTTTTAACTTCTGTAAGATACTGAATAGCATCTTTAAACATACTACTTCCTTTAATTCCATCTTCAAGACCATTATGTGTAGCAGTACCTCGTTCACAAGCTTCTTTTGTAATAGCAGCCCATTCTTCTTTGATACGCTTTTCACTAATACCACGTTCTTTAGCTTTCTTACGTGCCCAATAATCTGCATTAAACTTTGGACAGTAATTCTCAATATTAGTTGTAACACTAAGATATTCATTTCCTAAAGTGTCAGTATATTTATGACCTTCTTCTTGGAAATAAAGAAAATTATTGTTATAATTACTATTCATATCTTTAGATGTTTAATTAATACTGCGAGGCATCCATTGAGGATGACACGGCTGTGCCACCTCTTGCAGTCTCAGTTTCTTTTTCATACATAAGATTTTCTTTAGCTTCATCAAGCGATTTAAGAATCTTAGGTAAGTCAGAAGCTTTAGCACTAACTTGATTAATCAAACCCATTATGTCACTAACGTTTTCAACAGTTAGATTAGCTTTATCTCTAAGCTTTTCATTAAGTAACATATTTATAGCATCAATAGCTATATTTACATTATGAAGAGTTTTAAGAAGATTCTCAACTACTCTACCAGCTTCTCCAATATTAGCAGCATAATATCTACTTATTATCTTTCTAACAAGTTGATTAGGGATATAGTTAGCTGGCAATCCAGCTTGCTCAATAGCCATTTTAAGTGCTTCACCATCACTAAGACCACTTTGTTTTGCAGGAGACTTTGGGTCTCCCATATAATAAATAACTATACAGTCTTTTATGTACTGTGACTTATCTTTACTTTTATCTTGTTGATAAAGTGTACGAATATCTTTATCCATTAATTGACGAACATCTGGAGCTTTAGGCATTCCATTATCGTCAATAACAATCATGTTATCTATAATTAAATCTGTTCTTCGCATGGTGGTGAATATCTTAAATGAGCTATACCATGAAACATTATATCAGCTTTTACTTCTCCTATTGTATCAACATAGTTCCAATATTGTCTTCTATTATGACTAACAACACGAGCAACTTCAAGTTTATATACTTTGTTATATTTATAACGTTTACTCTCGTCAGCAAACAAAGTACGTTTAAAAGCTATATAATGTTCTTTATCTAACACTTCTCTAGCATCATTAAGAGCTTCTTTATTTTCTCTAGCAATAGCTGCTGTAAGTCGTTCTTTAATTTTTCCTATATAAGGAATACCAGCAGTATCACCAGCAGAAACATACTTTTGACAAGACAACTCTAATGACGTTATTATTTCATAAGCTATTTCTTTATCTATAATATTGTCATCAATAGTTTTAAGAATATCATTTTTATTAACTATTGTAACATCATATCCACCCATTGCAGGAAACTTGCGAACTTCTAATTCATCATTCATTGTATTATTATTAATTTTATAAATGTAATCGGTATCGCTTCGGGGACTTGCGTCCCCTCCGCTATCGCTCTAGCCCCCCCGTAAAAGGAGTGTATAGTTCATTACCAAATTACTCTAATGTACCTCCTGGCACTAAATACATAGCTTCTTTACTTTCATCTTTAGTCATACTACCATGAATAAAAGCAGTAGCTACAACTTTAAAATCTACAAAATAAGTAGGAGTCATAACTCCAATAAGTTTCTTATTCAAATCAGGATTTGTCTCTGCAAGTTCAAGAAGTTTACTAGGAGTAAGATTATTATTAACTACTCTTACAGTGTGACCAAGTGCAATATCAGCAGGAGCAATAATAACAGTATCACCAAGTTTAATATTGTCATAAAAACCAGTATTACTATTACCTTTAATAAACATTGCTACTGCACCAACATTAGCGTTTTTGTTCTGTTTTACACTACTTACAATTTCAATAGGACGAACCTTATACAAAATAGCAATAAGAGCATAATCTGGAGCTACATGAATATGCTGAGTAATCTTATTAAGATAATCAACATTGATTTCACTAAGTGTAGTTGGCAAACTAAGGAGATAATCTCCACCACGATAATTAACTTGTAAATTAACCATAACTTTAATATTTTAATTAATAACTAGATTATATACATCTTTTTCAAGTTATATAATATTTAAATAAACTGATTGAGGAACAACTAATGAAACTGGTGTTCAAAAGGGTGCTCGAAAATCTGCTGCAAATATAGCTATAAATAATGAAGATAGACTATTATTGAAGTTTAATTTAATAAAATTAACTTATATTGGTATTAAAGATTTATCTGTGCAATACCTTTTACGGGGCGGCTAGATTGGCTATATTATATACTATCTATAATAACTCTACCTTTATCATCAAAATTAGCTTTTTGACCATCATACATCACATTATAATCTCTAATAAAATCTTCAAGTTTCCCTTTAAATATAACATTATGATTTATAAGATACGTCTTAGGTTTATTTGTTTTAATTATTATTTGATTATATGATTCACATATATCAATAAAAGACCTTTGAATTGTATTTGTAGATACATTTAGTTCTTTACTTATTTCAGTATAGTCAGCAACAAATACATTACTATTATATTTTAATTTAGCAGCTATATAAAGTATTATTCTTACTTGTGTAATACTCATATCTTCAACTAAAAGATAAAGATTATCATTAGCACAATAATAACTTTCTCTTTTTATTTTAGAATCAGATATAAATTTAAATATAGCATCACTATCTTCAGAAGTAAGTTCATGTTCTTTACCAGGATTCTTACTATAATTAATATTGAATATTGTAGGAACTATAAGTTCTTTTTTAACTTTAGTAACTGCTTTAGCTTTTATACTTACTTTATTTTCTATACTTGTATTATTATCAATTTCTATAGTATTACCAAATAAAGTTATATACGTTTTACCTAATTGTCTCATATTGTTAATTAATTGAATTATTAATACTATCTTTAAGTACTGCAAAGATAGCGAAAAATTGCAATATGTGCAACTTTTTTGCAAAAAATTGCTGTACGTGCAACTTTTTCTTCTATATGAAGTCAAAAAATTGCAATATGCGCAATTTTTAAAATCACTAAGTACCTGAGTATCAATGAATTGCGTCATTTGTTATATCTTATAAGATATATAATATAAGCGATATAGACAATATAATAGTAATATAACGATAAAAATAGAACTAATATAGGAAATGATAAAGCAAATAGAGATAAATAGTATAAAGATAAAACTAAAAATTAATAAAGAGTAATAACAAGAAATATACATAGAGATGAAATAGTAGAAAAATGGAGATAAACATGAAATAAGAATAAGGAAAAGCGAATAACGAAAATAAAATAAGAAATAAAGTTGAACGTAAAAGATATGAAAGAAAAGTGGAGTATATAGTAAGTATAGTAAATAATTGTGAGGGAGGGAGTATTATTAGCAACCCCCGCCATTAAGATAACGAATTGAACTCCCCCGTCAAGGAGATGAAGGAAAGCAT